TAGAACCCCCGCCCCCGTGGCGGGGGTTTTCGTTTGCGCGCTCCACGGCCCCGCCTATGGCCGTCCAGATCATGCCGCCCCCTTGCCGCCCGCCTATGGCCGTCCAGATCATGCCGCCCCCTTGCCACCCGCCTATGGCCGTCCAGATCATGCCGCCCCCTTGCCGCCCGCTACCCGGTAAATAGGTCAGCATCCCTGTCCTATTTTAGGTCAGCATAACTGTCCTATTATTTCGCTCGTTTTCAGGGGACTATCGGTTGTTTATGGAACCTGATACCGTGCCTCGGAGTTGACTACCCATGGGGAATTTTTTCTGTGCTACTTTGCCGACCCAGCCCGTTCAAAATTTTTGGCCGCTACTTTGGGAGTCTGGCCCGTCGCAAAATTGCCGCCTATGCCCACCGGATCGTCGAACTCGCAATGCCCTCGACACTGTGCTACGCTGGCTGTACTGATAACGATCAGGCGAGGGCACAAAGCCACGCATTGTTCGATACTGCCAGCCGGGAGCCTGTCGAGCACCTTCAACCCGGAGCCTGACAATGGATAGCAAAATGACATCTTGGACCCTGAACGCCATGCTCGGAGCGATGGTCGCTTCCGTGCTGCTTCTGCCCTCCCCTGCTGAGATCAAGAAAGCCATAGAGTTCAACCACTCGGACCCTGCTATCTCGCTGATCGAAAGACCAGACGAACCGGGAGCCTTGATCACCATATCCGATGAAGAGTTTATCAATCCTGCGTCCATCGAACTCTCGTATGACCCTATCGTGGATTGCTTGGGAGAAAACCTCACGGGAAGCACCATCAGCCTGCGCAAGTGCATCCCGGCCCTCGTTGAAGCGGTAGTCGAACACGACAACCAAGCGGAGCAGGAGAGGATGCTAGGCCGCACTGTGAGACCCGAGCCGAAGATCGAGCAGATGCGTCTGGCTGTGATCAACGTGTGCCGGGCACAGTGGGCAGTTAAAGCAGGCACCGAAAACTCATTGAAGAACCAAGATTGCCTCGCCGTCAGCCAAGGTGTTGCTTACTGAGCGATTCGAGGATAAGTTCTCTCTGTCAGGAGAGATGCGTGGTCCCATACCATCGCAGGAAGCGGGTTCGTCGCGGGCTGGTCCCCCGCATAAACGAATCCGCTTCTATCGTTTCAACGGATCGCGCAAAACGAATCCTGAGCGACCATTTCACCAAAACGTGAGCGACTGAGGTCGAGCGACATTATTTTCGTAGGGGGGCTTGATAGGCAACCCACAGTAACCTATGTTCAGTGGACAAGATTGATTCCCTGACCAAAGGACCTGACCATGCCCGACATGACGTATTACCAAGAACGCTTCCGCGATTGGCTCATGGAGTACAAGCGCGAACCTGATAGCCGAGATCGCATCACCCCCGGGAACCTCCGTATTGAGATAGCCAAGTTAGCCCTCGGTACGTTTGCCGTCACCAAGATTACCGATCTGACTTCGGATCAGGCCCGGCTTCTGTTGAAGGCTTTGAATATCGACGCTGCGAAGGCACAACCGCGCTCTCCTATGGTCACGCCCTTTACCCCGGACCCGACCAAGATCGAACTCACCATCCACGTAACCACCGACCAGAAGAAAGTGACCCTATGACAATTTACGCACCAGACTACGCAGGCGCAGTCGTTTTCCGCTTCGTTGATACCCTCAACAAGATGCTGCACGATAGCCCCTCTTCCGCAGCCGCCCGTGAAGGGTCCCGCCGTCGCCGGATACGGGAAGCCAATCAGGCCAAGGCCATGAAGAAGTGGCACGCCAGCGCCACCAAGGCTCTCGACAAGATGCCCCCGTCACGGCAAGTGAAGCGCCGGATGGCACGGCAGGCAGTGGGCAGCAAGATTGCGCACCTGAAGAGCGAGACCATGCGCCAGAGCCTCCCCGGCGGCAGCGCAGCAACCCGCTAAACGGATTCGGCCTGAGCAATCGGGCCGATCCACACCCCCTGACATCGAGCGAGGACCACATGGCACGCATCCACCACCGCAAGGCCCGTAAAGATTACCCGGAGCACGGGATCAAGAAAGGCGATATGTACTATACCGCCCAGATCAAGACAGGCCCACGGTCGAGCCGCGTACTGCGCTCCCTGAAGCCTCTCAAGGCCAGTCAGATGACCACAAGCCCGTTCAGGCAGGACTACTATGCCATGCAGGAAGCATGGGACTCCACAGAGGCCCACACAGCCGAGGACATACGCTCTGCTGCCGAGGTGTGCCGCGAACTGTCTGAGCAGGCGTCCGAGTCCTTCGAGAACATGCCGGAGAGCCTGCAACAGGCCGACACGGGCCAGATGCTTGAGAACCGCCGTGACGAGTGCGAGAGCAAGGCCGATGATCTGGACGGATTCGCTGACGAGTTTGAGGGTTTGGAAGAACCTGAAGAACCCGACGAGTTCGAGGATACCGACGAGCCGGGCATGGACCACACATACGACGAGCGCATGGCTGAGTGGCAAGAGTTGCACGACGACTATGCTACGGCCATGGCTGAGTTGTCCGAAGAGCAAGAGCGCATCATCGGCGAAGCCGCCGAACTGATCGGAGATATGCCAGAATGAACGACTCAACCAAAGGAACCGCCCCAATGACTAAATTCCGCATCCAGATCGGCACGAAGATGATCGAAGACATGCTCAACGCCAAGCCCGAGGAACTGGACATCGGGGCGATTGAGTACAACCTGCACCGCATGGTTCGGTTCTCCAACGCTCAGGGTGCTCTGACGATCCACCAGCACCGTTGCCTCGTGCAGCGCATGTTTGCGATAGACCACCTCCGGCTGGACCCTCTGATCGACTTGAACGAGGCCATGTACGACAAGTGCTTCGATTGGTGCTACCACCACGACGATCACGAAGGCATCACGGGCGACATCGTGGCCCCTGTGAAGACTGCCATCGTCAGTGAGACCAACATCCTGCAACGGATCGAGGACTCTCTCGACGCCGCTCTGTGCGCGGCCCGTGGCGTTGAGAACCCGTCCGAGATAGTCCGAGGGATCGTCCACCGCTATGACAAGGCAGCCGAGACCCTTGAGTGGGTGTTCGCCATGAACCGAGAGGCTACCGATTGGAACCACCGCTGCCCCCAGCATCTCATTGAGACAGGGCCGAGCCTGATCGAGTGGGCGCGTTCCCAATGAAGGACCCGCAAGCCCACATCGACTTGGTTCGCGTGCAGGACGGCTCTGTGACCTATCAGGCCCAGCGGCTCTGCTGCTCGCACCCGAACTGCAAAGAGACCTTCAACATGAAGAAGAAGGGGGTTCTCAAGCCGCCAGAGGCCGTGTGCCGGATGGCCAAGAATAAGGGATGGCTCCCAGACCTGAAGAAAGGTGGCCATCTCTGCTCCATTCACAACCCCAACAGCGAGGACCAGAAACCCATGGCTCACACAACGCGCCCTCTGCCAAAAGCATCGCCCACCCCTCGGGAGATGACTGTCCAAGATCGCCGCACGATCTTCCGCGAGATTGATGACTGCTACGATGAATCACGGCAAGCCTACGTGTTCGAGGTCACGGACAAGACCATCGCCGAGAAGCTGAAGATGCCGTGGGGTTGGGTTGCAAAGGTCCGCGAAGAGAACTTCGGTCCTGCTGGCCCCGATCCCCGCATCGGGCAGATTATCGACCGCTTGGAGACTCTGAGCAAACAGGTTGCGCTGCTCGAAAAGCGCGCTCTCGAAACGGCTGAAGAAGCCGAGACAATCGCCAAGGAACTCCGTGAGTCCAAGGCCAAGATGGAGGCTCTGATATGAGCGACAAGTACCCCAAGGGGAACAACGACACGTACAACGTGCTCCCCGGAACCTCTGATCGGGAGAGTTTCGGGAGCCGGGCCATGAAGGACTTCCGGGCGAAGTTCGCCTCTGGTGGTGTCGTGAACCCAGATCGTTATCTGGTGGGTGAGAGGCCCACCCCGTTCCTTCAGCCACTAGACCGGATGGCCCAGACGGACTTCTCGGATATTGAGACCCGTGTCTCGGCCCATATGGGGATTCCGCCTGACCGATTGGGCAGGCGTGATTTAGCTGATGCCGAGCAGGAGCACGCTTGGGAGCAGGTTGGGGTCGTCATGGATCAGATAATGAAGAGCATCCTTTTCGATTGCTTCCACAGCTTGGGGGGCGTCTTCGGTCTTGAGGACGCCCAACAGAACATAGACGAAGAGGGGTGTGGTGCTTTCTTCGCAGCCGCACGGGAGGTGGTATATGGATGATATTGATCGTAGAGCCGCAATCCTGACGCGCCGGGCGAGGATGATGGTCAACCCGTTACGGGAGGACGGGTTCACGCCGATGGAAGCCGCCGTAGTGTGTCTCCGGGCAGCCACTTTCTGCGTGTCATGCAGCCAAGAAGGCATGGACAAGAAGACCGAGGAACTTCTCCGGTCGGCCCTCGAAGCCTTCATCGCGGACCCAGACCTGAACAGAGGCCCTGCCGATGGCGGGTAAATCTTGGGTGTTCTCAGCCCTGCTGTGCAACCACTGCAACCGCGTCATCTATGGCCACCAATCTCTGCGCAATAACGTGCGCCGTTCCCTACTTGAGAAGGGCGCACGTGAGGTTGGGGGAGTGAAGAGCCACGAAGATTGGTACTGCTGCCGAGGCTGCCGTACCGCCCACCAGATCAGCCCCGGCATGAAAAACCGCAGCATATTGCTATCAACCACTTGATGCACACTACAAGTTGTACCATGAAGGTCCTTATGACCAAACTCAGGAGAATTTAATGTCACGTTTCGCAGCCCCTATCGCAGAGCAAATCTGGGATATGAAATACCGTTTCAAAACAGCAGACGGCACGCCCATTGACGAAAACGTCGAAGCCACATGGGAGCGTATCGCCCATGCCCTGTCGGCCCCAGATACCGCAGGACCCAACCGCAATGCAGGCAAAGCCGTTCGCCGCGATTTCTATGAAGCCCTCGAAGATTTCAAGTACCTGCCCGCTGGCCGGATCATCGCAGGCGCGGGCACAGAACGCACCGTCACGCTCTTCAACTGCTTTGTCATGGGCACCATCCCTGACTCGATGTCTGGCATCTTCGAGATGTTGAAAGAGGCCGCGCTCACCATGCAGCAGGGGGGTGGCATCGGCTACGACTTCAGCACGATCCGGCCCAAGACCTCGTGGGTCAAGGGCGTGGACTCAGACGCCTCGGGGCCTCTCTCGTTCATGGACTGCTGGGACGCCATGTGTCGCACCGTCATGTCCGCAGGCAACCGCCGTGGTGCGATGATGGCGACCATGCGCTGCGATCACCCCGACATCATGGACTTCATCACGGCCAAGAAGGACCCGACGAAACTGCGCATGTTCAACCTGTCCGTTCTGGTCACAGACGACTTCATGGAAGCGGTCAAGTCCGACTCAGCATGGGACCTCGTGCATGTCGAGCCGTACAAGAGCCGGGGCACAGACGGCCCTATCCTCGACCACAAGGGGTCCGATACGCGGGGCCGCGATGACCTGCCTCGCTACATCCACGAGACCGTTCGTGCCCGCGATCTCTGGAACGCGATCATGGAGAGCACCTACGCTCAGGCCGAGCCGGGCGTCATCTTCATCGACCGGATCAACCGGACCAACAACCTCAACTATGTCGAGACCATCGCAGCCACCAACCCCTGCGGCGAACAGCCTTTGCCGCCCTACGGTGCCTGCCTTCTCGGGTCGATCAACCTCGCCCGCCTGATCAAGGGGGCCTTCACCCCGGTAGCCGGGATCAAGGAAGACGAACTGCGCAAATTGGTCAGAACTGCCGTTCGCATGATGGACAACGTGGTGGATGTGTCGAACTTCCCTCTCGACGCCCAGCGCGCCGAAGCTAAGGCCAAGCGCCGCATCGGTCTGGGGGTCACTGGCCTCGCCAACGCTCTGGCCATGTGCGGCCTGACCTACGGCTCCGATAGGGCCGTGGCTCGCACAGGGGCGTGGATGCGCATCATTGACGAAGCTGCATACGCAGCCTCGGTCGATCTGGCTCGGGAGAAGGGCGCGTTCCCTCTGTTCGACGCAGACAAGTTCCTCGCTCCGGGCACGCACGCCTCGGAACTGCCGATGAACCTGCAAGAGGACATCCGTGAGTTCGGCATCCGCAACGCCCTGCTGACCAGCATCGCGCCCACCGGAACGATCAGCCTGTACGCAGGCAACGTATCCTCTGGGATCGAGCCTGTCTTCGCTCATGGCTACACCCGTAAGGTGCTTCAGAAGGACGGCAGCAAGACCGAAGAGCGCGTGGAAGATTACGCAGTCGCCGAGTACCGCGAGAAGTGGGAGAACGGCGACTTCAACGGCGGTATGCCACCCGTCCCTGCGTTCGACCCGGACAAGCACTTGCCTGACTACTTCGTCACCGCCCAGACTCTCTCGCCGATGGATCATGTGCGGATGCAGGCCGTGGCCCAGCGCCATGTGGACAGTTCGATCTCCAAGACGATCAACTGCCCCGAGGACATCTCGTTCGAAGACTTCAAAGAGGTATACATGGCCGCTTGGGACTCCGGTTGCAAAGGCTGCACCACCTACCGTCCGAACGACATCACAGGCTCAGTGCTGAGCGTGGACGAGAAACCCAAGACAGTCGAGGTCGAGGCCGAGGACGAAGAGTATCCAACGACGAAGCAGGCCATCGGCATCGCAGCAGGGGCCGATAAGACATACGAACAGGTCTTAGCTGACTTTCCGCAGCCAGAGTGGCATGTCAACAACGGGATCGGGTCGATCCCAGAAGCCCTGCCTGCCCGTCCCGATGAACTGCTGGGGGCAACCTACAAGATCAAGGTGGGGGATCAGAAGGCGGTCTATCTCACGATCAATGATGTGGTAGAATCGGACGGCACGGTTCGGCCTTTCGAGATATTCCTGCGGTCGAGCGACCCGACACATGACGAGTGGATGGTTGCGGTGGCCCAGCTTGCCTCTGCGGTGATGCGTCGTCCCCATGACGCTTCGTTCATAGGCCCTCGCCTCATGCGGATCGCGTCAGCCAACTCTGGCGGCTTCCAGAAGGGGGAAGGCTACCAGCCCAGCCTCGTGGCTGCTATCGGTCGCCAGATCAAGGCTCACACCGAACGGTGCTCTGCGAAGACTCCGAACATGAAGTGGGCGTTAGAGTTGCCCGAACTGGACGTGGACTCTGAACGGTACACTCGGGCCAAGGCGTTCATGGATAACATGGAGCGGAACTCTTCGACTCTCTATGATTGCCCTCCCGATGCGGATCACGGCCCGTCCAAACTCAGCCACCCTCTCCATACGGCCTGCGCTGCGTGTGGGAGTTTCAATATCAAGCACGAAAGCGGCTGCTCGTCTTGTGCCGATTGCGGCAACTCTTCTTGCGGCTGAGAAAATCCCACAAAAATTGGGGGGCCGGATTCAGTTTTGGCCCCTCGGATTTCTTAGACGCCTCCGAGGCGTCTTAAAATCCGATTAGCAACTTTTCTTTGCTCATGGGGTTGAAGGTCTACCAACAGTAGCCTATATGTCAGTCACCGAACCCATCTCTACCCGGAGGACTCTATGACTGCCACATTGAACATGACCGATCGTATGCTCCGCATCTTTAAGGAGATGCCAGAGCACCTTGAGGACCTTCCCACCTCCCGTTACGCGGTACTCTGGAACTACAAGGTAGTGGCCAACAGCGAGGACCATGATGGCGAACTGGTGTGGGACGAAGGGATCGAATTTCTGAGTGACGCGGTAGAAAAGATGCACGAGGTCTATGAGGTCTTGCAAAAAGTCGAGGACTTTTGGGAAATATCCCTGTGCGTAGAGACCCGCTGGACTGCGCATACCCACAAGACGGAAGAAAGCGAAGCCGATGACCAAGGATCGTGAGCAGAAGGAAGAAGAGTTTTGGGCCTACCACAGGCGCAATCCCCATGTGTACGAGTGGTTCGACCGCCTGACCCGTTACACTCTGTCCAAGGGCTGCAAGCACACCTCAGCCTACCTAATCTTCGAACAGATTAGGTGGGAGACCGGGGTCGAAGCGCAGGGAGACGAGTGGAAGGTCAACAATAACCACAGACCCTATTACGCCCGCCTCTGGATGGACCGTAACCCCGAGCACGAAGGTTATATGTTCGTCCGTGGCCCCCGCCACTTCCAATACGATTTTCACCTGATCTAGGAGACCAAGTAATGTACTATGACATCATCCCCCACCTCGCCCGGCAGGTTGCGTTCAGCCGCGCCACGTTCGGCCCCGGCCCACGCACCAAGGGGGTCACGGACCACATCCGCAAGGAACTGGTCGAGGTCGAAGCCGTCTACGAAGCGCACGACAAGCTGACCACGGACCCCTACGATTGGTCCACGCACACCACTGCTGCATTGGAGTGGACTGACGTGGCTATACTCGCTCTTGACGGCCTGCTGCGCTCCATATGGGCCGCCAACCCGAACTGGTCGTCAGAGCAGGTAGCCGAAGAAGCCGTGGCTCACCTTCGCCAGAAGCAGGGCAAGAACGAACGCCGGGAGTGGCCCGATTGGCGCACCGCTGCGCCCGGCAAAGCAATCGAACACGTTCGCGGAATCGAAGACTGATCACGGAAGGAGTCCACAATCGCGATAGATTGGGGGATTCCACAAGATCGCCCCGCACCTCTTCATCTTTTACTCCTGAAAGGTAGAAACTATGGAAATTCTTGTACTCTTTATCGTCACGTTTTTCGCTGGGGCTTTCTTGTGGATCAGTGCCACCTCCCGTGACCAGCCCCCGAAGGACGAAGACCGCCAGTACCTCGAAGACCTGCGCAGGTTGGCCAAGGAGGGCTACCTGTTGGACGAGTTCGGCCTGACTATCTGCATGGTCTGCGGTAGCAACTGCGGCCAGTGTGGCTCTGGCACCGAGCGCGACGGCCTGACCCTCGAACAATACCGTTTGCGGTACTGGCAATGAAGAAGTTGCTCTCATGGCTGGTGATTCCCCTCACCGACCATATCCTCGACCGAATGGCTACGGCCTTAATCCCCCGACCGAAAGATTGGAACTCACCTATGGAAAACATACTGCCAATGAAACGTCCGAGCAGTGGCTTCATGGACAAACTGCTCGGGGTAGAACACCCCGTCCTCGACAAGGGGATGATCCGGGTCGTTGACTACATGGGCAACGACGAGGCCATCGTACAGGCAGCCCGTGTCAGCTATGGCGCAGGCACGAAGACGCCCAGCGACGACCGCAGCCTGATCCGGTATCTGACCCGCCACCGCCACAGCACGCCGCTTGAGATGTGCGAGATCAAGCTGCACGTCAAACTGCCTGTCTTCGTGGCCCGCCAGTGGATTCGTCACCGCACAGCCAACGTGAACGAGTACAGCGCACGCTACTCGATCCTCGACCGGGAGTTCTACATCCCCGAGCCGGGCGACATCATGCCCCAGAGCAAGACGAACAAGCAAGGCCGTGAAGGTGAACTGCCCGAGGACGTGCGGCAGGCCATGCGCAAGACAATCGAGATGCACTCAGCCAACAGCTACGACTTGTACAACGAACTGTTGACCGGGTGGCCGTGGTACAGCCCGGAAGGCCACGCTTGGGATGACTCTGACGCAGAGTTCGGCCAGCACGACAAAGATCACGGCATGGCTCGGGAGATGGCCCGCATGGTGGTTCCACCGAACATCTATACGCAGTGGTACTGGAAGGTGGACCTGCACAACCTGCTGCACTTCCTCTCGCTCCGTGCCGACCCGCACGCTCAGATGGAGATCAGAGCCTACGCAGAAGTTATCTGTGAGATCGTGCGCGGCTGGTGCCCCGATGCCTACGAGGCGTTCGAGGACTACCGGATGAACGCAGTCACGTTCTCTGCTCAAGAAGTCGCTGCGATCCGGCGCAGGCTCTACGGCAAAACGGTCACGGCGACGGGCCTCTCGGTCGGCGAGCAGCGTGAGTTCAAGAAGAAGTTGGAGTACCCTAAATGAGTGACCTGTCACAGGTAAATCTCGTGGCCGTCGCAGGAGCAGGAGGGGCTATTGGCCCCTCCGATGGTCTGCCGATGATGATAGACGAGGACGAGGCTCGGGCCTTCGAAGATTGGTTCACCGAACTGACCCGTGGGGGTGTGATTGTCATGGGCCACAGGTCGTGGGTTTGGCTGCATGATCGGGGGTTCTCTGGCACCTTGTCAGACGAACATCTCTTCGCGCCGTGGTCTCGGGACTCCGTGGTCGATCCCGATCAGTTCATGGACCTGTGCAAGTCCATGGGCAAGCCGATCTTTATCTGCGGGGGGTTGACCACCTACCGGACCTTCATGCCATATGTGCAGCAGTTCTTCATCCGCCGGGTTGCACTGCACCCGCCGCATGATAACTACATGCCACCGATGTTTGGGAGAACACAATGAACCGACAACAACGCCGCCGTCACGCCGCCATGCAGGCCAAGATGCCCCTACCCAAGGCCCGCGTGGATGGTCGTCCCCTGTACTATGACGTGGGGGCCGGAGAGCGCCGTGCGTGCTTCTTCTGCGAGCGCAACGGGCTGCTCGCCACCTACGGGGTCAATGATGTTTTCATGAACGATCCAGCCAACGCCCCGGACGGCTCCAACGATATGTTCACTGTCTGCCGCCACCACCTCCCCCATGACGCTGTGATCTACAATCAGGCCACCAACCTCTGTCGGAACAAAGAGGGCAGTGATTCATGGACAGAGCCGAACGTGGGTTGACTACCAACCTATCGTTGACTATCTCTACCTGTACACCAGACCAAAGGACCCTGACATGGCCACAAAACCCGAACTCTCTGGTGCCCTCGACAAACAGGTCGGTGGCAACCACTACAAAAAGGGCATCCAGCCCTTCCACCTCTCGTATGCCAACGGACATGATGGCTGCATCCACGCCATGACCAAGTACATGACGCGGCACCGTCGCAAAGACCCCGAGAAGGGGTACGAGGATTGCCAGAAGGCCCACCACATCACGGGCATCCGACTCGATCTGATAAGTCTGGTCGGTGAACCTGCGCCCCCTCCGAGGCCGCGCCTTCCTATTCAAGACTACGTGGAAGCGAACGAACTGGTCACCCAAGACGCTGTTGCCGTCTACGCCATCGAAGCATGGCACGAGCGGTGGAACGCAGGAAGTGCCACACGCCAAGGGGCCACCCACGAGATGTGGCACAACAACATTCGCAGCCTTATCCGCGCTGCCGCTCAGGCGGCGTACCCTGAATTTTACAATGAGAAAGATTTCGTATGAACGACCTACACCCCACCGACACGACCTATGTGATCGAAGTGAACCCCCGCGCCTCGGAAGGATACGTCCGCATCCCCGTGGTTGGCTGGATCATAGAAGAGGGTCGCCCCCTGCCCATGACCCTCAACGGCAAGCACACCCTGATCGGGGGCTGCGCTGTCCTGTTCCCCGGCGGGATGGTCGAGAACCCGTCCGATGGGTACGCCTTTGACTCAATCGAAGCGTGGTTGGAGACCAACCCCGGCAAGGGCAAGGCCCATGCACCCGCAGAGAAGGCCAAGACGCCTGCTCAGGAGCGCGACGAGGGAGAGATGGGTGCCTACGACATCGAATGGACTGAGGACACGTTCAAGAACAACTCGTTCTGGCACTACGATGACGGTGAGTTCGAGTTCGTCTTCCAGATCGACGGAGGCGAGGCTCTGCCCAAGGCTACCAAGTATGTGGTCAAGATCAAGCGCGACGAGATGATGGCCCTGAAGAAGAACGTGGACCTCTTGTCCGTGGCCGACATCATGGACGCCAAGCCGCTTGAGGTCGAGACAGAAGAAGATGATGGGATGGACTTGCTGTAATGGCCGACCTGTCTGAACTCGATGACCTCATGGGTGATGCCCCCAGCGATACTGCTGGGGACGCCACCTACCGAGTAACGGCCAACGAACTCCGTTCCTTCGTTGAGCGCATCGAATACAACAACGCGGAGAAGGCCGACCTCGCCGAACAAGGCAAGGAGATTTTGGCCGAAGCGAAAGCCCGTGGCTACGATACGAAGATACTCAACAAGATCGTAGCCATGCGCAAACGTAACGCTGACGACATCGCAGAAGAGGGGGCTGTCTTGGAGATGTACATGGAAGCCCTTGGCATGTAGTGCCAGACTCCGACCTGCTCGATCAGATCGAGGCGATGGGCGCGGATACCGTCTACTTCATTAAGCGTGGGGACGGCCTCTGGGGGGTGCATGTGCGCCATCCGGGGGCTGGCCCCTGCGCCTACACCCTGACCAACTGCCGAACGCTCCGAGGTGCCGTACAGGCTGCCGTTGAGCCTTCTGACACAGAAATTGAGGACCTGCTATGAGAACCATGACTGAGATTAACGGGGACATAAGCGCAGAAGAGCGCATCGCTGTTCAGGCACTACAAGACGCCATGAATTACTTCCGAAGAGTCTCTGGAAAATCTTGTTTGTTGTACGCCTTCAAAACGGAAGAAGAAGCCGAAGCTGCTATGAAGAATTTCGACGCGGCTCTCGGGGGCACTAGCAAATGAACAAGAGCATCGACCCGGATAAAGAATACTCGTGCCCATCCTGCGGACTCGTAGGACCAGAGGCGTGTGGCTCTGCCGAGGACATGGAGGACTGTCCACACATGCGCATCGCTGACGGGCCTCTGGCTGGCCTCAAGATCAACCACTACAAGGTGATCTACGCAGACCCTCCGTGGTCCTACAAGACCTTCAGCAAACCCAAGGAGGGCACAGTGCCGCACCGCTCCAAGGACGAGCCGTACAAGAGCATGACCGCCGAAGAGTTGCTGGCCCTGCCTGTCCACAAGATCGCGGCCAAGGACTGCGTGCTGCATATGTGGGTGATCAGTTCCCATCTCGATCAGGCTCTCGCTCTGGGGGCTGCGTGGGGCTTCACGTTCAAGAGCCTTGGCATGGTCTGGGTCAAGACCCAGAAGCACAACCCCGAGGTCCCCAAGATGGGCATGGGCAAGTGGTTCCGGCAAGAGGCTGAGATATGCCTGCTGTTTACCTGCGGGAAGCCCAAGCGGGTCTCTGCCGGGGTGCGCCAGACGATCCTCGAACCTGCTCGGGAGCACAGCCGCAAGCCAGACGTGGCCTATGAACTGGTCGAAGCCCTGACAGACGGCCCCTACCTTGAGATGTTCTCTCGGTCGAGCCGCGAAGGCTGGGAGGCTATGGGGAATCAGGCTGGGAAGTTCGACCCCATCGACTTGTCCGAAGAAGCGGAGATCGACGGGCTTCTATGAAGCTGGGAGAACTCTGAACGTGTTGGACCAACCGCGCATCTGTTTCACAGGAAAGTCGGGCTTGGTCATGTCTCGTGTCAGTTGGATACGATATGTGCCCGGCCCGACCGCGCAAGGGCGACCGAAGAACCAGTTCCAGTTGACCGTTCCGTCTGGTCCTAGGACATCCACGATGTCATAGTCATCGACCCCCGAGCCGGAGCAGTAATTCTGGAACACACCTTCTCGACCGCCGGGGTTGACCTTCTGAACTTCCGCGACCCAGAACCCTCTGTGAGACTCCAAGATCAGGCGGTCATAGATCATGCCGGGGTTACTGCCCTCGACATGATCCGGCACGTAAATCTCCTGAAGCACGAACCAATCGGTCGCCGGGATGTCCGCCTTCTGCAAAGCCTCCCGGTACACGATCATGTTGACCGTAAGGTACGCCAGCGCGGACGCCACGAACAGTTCGGTCAGGCGGGAAAACCACCACCTCGGGCTTGTAAGGTTAGTCAGCACGGAGAACCCCTTTCACGAAGTCTGCGATGGTCCCCTCAGTAACAACCCAGAGTGTCAAAAGGAAGCCGAGAAGGATCGCGGTGTTCCTAATGCTGCTCAGGACCTTGAAGGTTCCTTCCCAACTCTGATACCAATCAATCGCCCGCAATGCTACCTTGCTCTGGTCTGCGGTGAGCGCAACAATGTGCCCTGTCTCTACCATCCGGCGCAGGTCTTTGAGGGTCTTAGCCTCTTGGTCTTCGAGCCGTGAACTATCACCGTTACCCCAAAACATATCCTACTCCTTCTGTCCGAGTTTAGACGCGACATCCTCGTACTGAGCAACGACGTTCTGGTGTTTCTTTCGGCAGTCCGCAAGGGCTAACCGGGTATCCGCCACCGCGACATAAGCGTCTGAGTCCACGCCCGGATCGTAACAAACCTTCTTGTCTCTCGGATCGAGGGGTGGTGCCTGATAAGGTGCCGCGCCCTCATTTGATCCCAAGCAACCGCTTGCGAAGGTCGTCAGGGATAGGACAAGAGCCAGCTTCCCCGGATTCAATTTCTGTCTTGAGTTTTTCATAGGCTAGTCCCAACTCGGTCAACTCCCCCTCGGTCTTGTCTGCCCGAGCACGGGCGGCTGCCGCTATATCCTGAGCGATCTCAGATTGGCGGTTCGCTTCTGCCAGTTCCTCTGTTTCATACTTCTCAATACACGCAGCGGTAGCATCGGCCCTTTGGTACATCGTCCAGAGAACAAACGCTAGGACAACCACAAGGAATTTACCCGCCGGGCTGAAGAGGAACCCGGCGAATCGTTTGAAAGATGTGGCTGCGAGCCACCCGCTAATCATACTGGACCTGCGAAGGCTGTCTTGCCTGACCGCTGGTCGTCCAGACGGGCTGCGGTGCTCTTGCGGCTGTTCCACCAGACGAACGCGCCCACGGCCAACGCGACCCACGGCAGCGCCGGGATCAGGAGGTCCATGTACGGCTCGACGGTGCTCAGGATGGACGAGACGGTGCCCGCCTGCTCTTCGACCTGCTTCAGGACCGCTGCGGTGCCCGCCACACCCCCTCCTACGGCTGTTACGGCACCACCTATGCCCGTGGCGTCGTTGGCGTCCACGATACGGCTGTTAGCGGCTCTGAGGTCCGCTACAGTGCTGCTGGCCCGCTCTTCACCCACGTCGCGCTCGGGTGCCCCGAACAGTTTCGTGATGAACTCGCTGTCGATCCCGTCATAGATCGGGAGACCGCTGTCCACACGGAAGGCTACGATCCCTGCCCGCGTGCGACTGCCCATCTTGCCGTCAGCCCAGCCGACCTCGGTGTACCGGAGTTCGCCCAGACGGCGCTGGATGCGCTTGAGGAGCACCGCGTCCGGTACGATGATCTCGACCGGAGCCTTGTCCGCCTTCCAGCCAGAGTCCGCGATCCCGGTCAGCTTGGCATACTCCCGAGCCATCTTCGTGTGGTAGCCGTTCTTCTCGTAGCCGGGGCCGTTGTAGATGCGCGCCACGGTGCGCCACCGCTCAGCCCGGAGGTCATCGGCGATCCCGTTGACGAGGATGAACTTGACCATCGCTTCGACGTGCTCTTCTTCGTCACGCATGAAGGCTCGCACCATCTCTTCGGCGCTGCTGAAGCCGACCACCGAGAAGTTCTCCCCGAGGACTTGTGAGGACCCCCACGAGCACGCCTTCAGGGCTGCCTCGACGTTGATAGCCATGGCCTTCTTGAGCCACTGGTAACGAGCGTCAGAGGTCTTGGGGTAGGGCTTCTGCCCCCACTTCGGGTAGGCCAACCCCTGCCGCACGGCCTCGTCGCGCTCAGCGCCTCGGAGGTTGCGGTAGAAGACATGCGGCTCGGTCAGGATGACAGGTCGTCCAGCGCGGTCGAAGCCCTGCGATCTGGACTCTACGTTGAGGAAGGCTTGGAGGTGGTCTTCGGATACGCCGATCCGGTAGGCAAGCTGGGGCACGTCATATTTGTCGAGTGCTCTCCCTGCGCCTTTGAAGTCTGTGATAGTCATGGTGATCCCCTATGATTTCATGATTCAACCATAGGGGATCGGTAGCTTATTGGGAAGCCTTACGCAGTCGCGTACCAATCAGCGATGGCGTTGTGGACGGCGAGGATGTCCGCGTCAGACAGGATGGCTTGGAACGCCAGAACGTCGCCCACGTATCCGCGCCATGACCGGGCAGGGAAACCCTTGTCCCCGAACAGCGTTCCCGCCGCCGAGAAAGAGGCGTTGTTCGTTACTGCGATCCCTCGCTTCACGGAGGGCAGCCAAGGGTCTGTTTTGAGGGCCGGAGCACCATCGTAGAAATAGGTCATGTTGTGGAAGAAGGTGGTCAGACCGGATGCGCCCGTGATCTCAGCGGACGCCCCAATACCGTCCGAGATCAAGCCGTCGAAGTCATCGAACGCAGCGTCGAGTCCATCCTTGTATCCTGCGACGGCAATGAGCGTCCGAGCCTCTGCGATGTTGTCGAAGGTGTACTGCGCGTCGGCAGCTTGCAGGTCGAACACGTCGCGGTCGTTCCACTCGGGGCGGTTGGCCACCTTGGCACGACCTGCGTAGATCGGGGTCGCGTCGTTGGTGGCCCCGTTAGAGCCTTGGTTCAGGATTTTCGTGATGTTCCCGGACCCGTCAACCTCGACATCCCTAGCAGACCACCACCCGAGGGGGGCCGTGACGCCTTCAGGCATGACCGGAGCAGACGCCCCACCACCACCGCCACCACCGCCGCCAAGAGGCGAGCCGAGAAGGTTCTGGATTGTAGTGTGGCTGTTTCTGTTGGCGCTGATCATTGGTAGCCTCCTATGGGAAAGTCAGGGTTGCGACATACTCGTTGTTGCCGTCATAGTCCCCTGTCGTGATGTTGAACACCCCGGCGTCCACCCAAGCCAAGCCGTTGTGGTACTGGATAGCAAAGTCCAAAGGCTCGTAGGTGTCCTCGGTCTTGATCATCACTTCCACAATGGACCGGGCCGTGAAGAACTCGTAGGCGAGCCATGTGTTTGAGCCGGGGGACATGGGGGCGCACCGCCAACCATTCACATCGAACTGCCCACCGAACGCGCCTGTTGAAGGGTAGTCGACGGTGATGGTCTTAGCGGTGGACTCGCCATTGGGGGTAGATGGGTTGAGGTCTGCCGTCTGGCCGCCACCCGCGCTCGTCCTCAGTTCCAGTTCAATGATCCCGACTTGCCCAGAGGCAGGCACGTTGGTCACAAGGATGCGCCAATCGGTAGCTGACGGGGTGGGTGATGCTGCGCCGGGGACGGCAAAAATCTGCGCGTCTTGGGTCCACGCTGACGCCTCGCCGGACCAAGCGGTTGTCCATGTCGTACCATCCTCTGACCCCTGCATCGCAAAGGTCAAAGGTGCTCGTGCTGCATTGACCCCGGCAGGGGGTCTGATCCAGACCTCGTTGATAGCGATCTCGCCGTCCACGCCGTAGTCTTGGCCGAGCCATGTGTCTTCAGCAACGTCACGGTCGATCAACCAACTGCTGAAGGCGTCCGAGTCGTTGAAGGCACTGGTCGCAGCGAGATCGGGGGTCCCCCCGAAGATCGTCTGACCCGAGGTTGTGGTATCCGCCCCACCAACAGTGGCTCGGAACTCAATGCCTGAAATGCTGAAGAACCCGGCGTCCGCGCCTGTGAGACAGAGAAGCCGCCAGTAGCGGTATTCCGATACCGCCCCACCCTCGCCCGATTGGAACCAGATAGCAGCTAGGCCGCCTTCGCCCACGACGCCCCCACCAGCCGTGTCGATCAGAAGATCGTCCCCGGCCAGCACAGGCAACGCAAAGGCCGCTTGGGTCTTGACGGCGACGTTCGCCAGAATAGTCTCCTTCACGCCGCCGCTGACCGTGATGTCCACATCCACGCCGCCAGATTCGAAGTGAGACGAGACGTGCGTGATCGCCGCGTCGTTGACCATGACCGTGGGGCCGTAGTCGAAGGGGCCTGCTGCGTTAATGTCGTTGTCCTCTGTGAGCAACACCCAATTGTTGCCAATCGTCGGGGTGCCAATCGTGAACTCGATAGCGCCGACCGAGTTGCCGTTCGCATTGTCCCCGTCTGCGCCCGTGAGGTACACGTTCTGCCCTGCCGTGACTGCGTGAGCCAAGCCTGTGAAGTTGACCTTCTGAACGCCGATCCCAAGGGTTTCTGTTTGCACGACCGCGCCGTTGACCCACAGCTTAACGGTGTGCTGGGTCGTCGTGGCCGGGGCGTCCGTATAGTATGAGAACCCCGTCACCACCACATCTTCAGGCAGGACCAGAGGCTCGTTGCCATTCTTCTCTCCGAGAGACAGGATACGATCAGACGTGCTGATAAAACGGTTCGAGACGCGGACTTGGAACACGCCAGCGGTGTCCACCTCGTCACGGAACAAGAGGGTCATGCCGATGCTGTTGGAGAAGTTGTTGCCGGAACCTTCGTAGCGCAGTTCGATCCAATCACCAGCAGACACAGCCACTTCCAGACCTGTGAGGGTTTCAACACCCTCGTACCCTACCAGTTCGTTGAACAGTTCGGTGTAGGTGCCATTGATCGAGTACCCACACCCGAAGGTGCCACGGAGACCTCCGACACGGGTCTCGAAGAAGGTCGCTCCCCGGATCACAGAGTCGAACGGCATGTAGAAGGAAGCCCCTGTGAAGGAGTCGTTGGGTCCAGACGCCATGTGCCCGGAAGCGTTCGCGTCCTCGACGGCACCAGCCGCAAGGAAGACCGTAGGCACAGGCCCGCCACCCCCACCGCCGGGGTCTGTGCCCCCAGCAGCAGCGCCGTTCTGCGCGACCGAGGCTAGGTAGGATTCATACCAAGGTCCGGTCATGCTGGGTCGTCCAGAGCACCGATCAGGTAGTAGTCGTCCGATGCTACGGGGATCAAGGTGACAGAAGCATTGGCTGCCGAGGTTGTCAGGACATCGCCTGCCGACCGGATCGTGACGCCTGCGCCTGCTGCAATGGTGAGAACGCCACCAGACCTGTTGATGATCGTGACAGGCTCGGTGCCCGTGATGCCGCTGTTGAGCGTGATCGTGGACGTGCCCGTGGAAGAGTGCTGGGTCAGGATTACGTTGCCTGCGAAGTGTGCGTCGGTCAGCGTATTGGATGCCGTCAAGAACTGCGATACCGCGATCCCTGCGGCTGCTGCGCCAGTAGAGAACGCGACCCAATCCGTGCCGTCGAACTGAACGAACTCGGTGTCTGCGATAACGTAGAACAACCACCCCTCAAGGGGGGTGATGACAACCCATGCTCCGTTATCCCGGAAGATGATGTCGCCGGGATTGCCGAGGCCCCAGATGCCCGAAGCGATGTAGACATCGCCATCGGTGGGAACCCCCGGCTCTGTCGCCACGACCGAGATTGCCCGCCCCTGAAGGAGCACGGAGATTTTGCGGAGATTGGCGTCCATGGCATCTTTCCATGTATTGTCGCCAAGGTCCCAATAGCCTGTGAGGCCGAGGCCCGGAAGAGTGCGTTCGCCTGCCATGGTCTGTCTCCCTTACGCCGGAGCCGTGCCGGGAGCGACCGCGATGACGCGATTGTTCTCAGACTGCCGAGACTTCACGAAGATCGAATCTCCTTCTTCCATCACCAGCACGGACATCTCGGTCAGGCCGGGATCGTTGAGCATGACGCCTTCGTCACTGCCTACCAGCGGGGCACTCTGCCCTACGTGGACCAGAACCGGACCTGCGTCTTTCAACTGCACGAAGCCCGTGGTCTGGCCAGTAACGACCGTAGTCCACGCTGTTTCGTCCACGGTAAATTCTTTGGTGTAACTCATGGGATGTTCCTTTGCTTTCTAGGTTAAAGTACCCGAGTTGCCTCGGTTGCGCAATTACGGTGTAGCACGGACCCCACCATAGGCGATGCCGTAGCTGTTGCCCCAGCCGATCTCTGCTGGCTCCACTTCGAAGTACCTGCGCGGACCCATGATGGACTCGATGCCGTCACGGACTGCGATGAACTCGATGAACCCCGTTCCCGAAGGAGGCAGGAGGCTTACCGCTATGGTGTGGGTCTCCCCGGTCAGGTCTTCAATCGTGTCGAACACGGACCCGTCATCGTTGAGGATTTTGAGCGTGGTGGTCTGGCCCACTTCGACTGCCACAGAGTCGCTATCCCAGCGCAGAGATACGGTGTCCTCTGTCGTCCGGTTGCGGTTTTTCCACGTCGCTACGATCTCTGTTGGGAACGGCTCTTCCAAGGCAATCAGAGGCTCGAAGCCCAGACCGTCTAGCTGCGCGTCGGCAGGCCGGAACGGCGCATGGGGCCGCTCGGATACCTCAATGGTCAGAGGCGTTGATTGGCTGCGCGGCAGGACGCCTGAGCCTGTGACAGGCAGCAGGTAATAGGTCATCTCTTCGGATGCGCTGCGCGCCACCGGATCGAGGTTCGATTCGGTCAGGTCGAAGGACCACAACCGCGTGCCCGCAGGCCAAGCCCGAGGCACCGTGTCCCACATGCCGCGTGCTACCGTCCAGAAGCCGCCTGTGAGAGACACGAGCATCACCAGTTCGGATAACTCTTCGGTCGTCCCCAACATGAAGAAGTCGCCGGGTCCTGATCCTGTCCTGCCGATCCCTGAGATGATACCCTCGGGTACTTGGGTGTACGCTTCCGCGACCCAAGGTGAACTCGTGCGACCAGAGACGCTAACCGAGATGTCCGCGATCTTCTCCGTGCTTGTCGATCCGGTTGGGTTGACTTCCGTAGCCTGTACCTGAATCTTCGTCGGCCTATCGTCGTCGTCGTCCCCCAGCAGGGCGATGGCCACGTTAGGATACCGATCATCCACGTCAGCCACAGAGTACCCACCGCGCAGGATCACGGGCATAGGGACGGCGACCGCAGCCTGCGCTTCAAGGGGCGTGGGAGTGCCGAAGTTGTTGCCGTTGCGCGCCCACTCTGTTGTCTGAGGTGCGGAATACTTGGCCTGACCGATGGAGAAGATGTCCTCGGATACCTTCAGCATGATCTTACGGTCATTGGGCTTGCCGTAATCTACGGCCATGATACGCACCACGATCTGGTCGATCCCATCCTCGGGCCACGAGAAGACTGCTATGTCACCGGGGCGTGCAAGCCACAGACGGCGATCCACTTCGATCTCACAAGAGAAGAGAGGGTAGCCTGCTTCGGCCACATCCCGTTCAGCCACATACTGCGCGATGTTAGGGTTGCGGAAGCCGTGGTAGTCGCGGGTTTCGGAAGAGATACCCCCTTGAATTTGGATGTTGGCGTTGTTGTGGGCTGATACCGTGGCTGACTTCTCTGTGCGAGGGTCCGTGTAGCTGACCACGATCTCGTTGATCGTCTCGCCCCAGAGCCTACGCTTACGGTTGGTGGCCTTGCAGTTCGTCTCGTCCAACACGAAGGCATCGTTCAGATCATAGTCATCACGCAACAGCTTCATGGTCCACAGACCTGTCTCGGGGTCTTGGAAGAAGAACGCCTGAACGTGATCCAGAATCTCGCCGATGAAGTCTTCGATGGTCGCCTGATTAAACCAGCCGATGGAGATACCCATGCGCTCGTTGAAGATGACTTCGGCGCACGCTTCGAGAGATGGTAGGTCGATCAGGCTCGGGGACTCACCCTTCCCCCAATCTTTGTTGGTCATCGCCTCGTAGATGATGTTGGCCGCGTTCGCGTCGGGGAGCGGGCCGAGTTCCTGATCGGGCGTACACCATACGGGGTCGTAGGTTTCTCCGTCAGCCACAAGAATTTTAAGGCCAGAGAACTGGAACGTAACGGAAAGCCCAACGCGACCGACATACCCACCTTGGACTTGCAGGAACCGCGTACCGGGTTTGATCAGAGTCGATGTGGTTTCAATCGTACCGATGCTGCTCCCGATGTCGAACTCTACGGGCACAGGGCCGAAGGTATCCTCGGGGGTTCCTGTGACCTGAGCGTCATAGTAATTTACTGGCTCGACCGCGTGGTAGTACCCGAAGAGGAATGTCTCGACCGGAATGTCGTTCTCCAAAGCAGCGATACGTTGGGTGTCATCGCTCAAGATGTTCAGTGCCGCCCACCGGGCCAGACCCCCGTCAATCTGCTCTTCGGTCAGACCGATGCCGAGAAGGTCTACGACCGTACCGAGCCGGAAAGGAGGAACTTGCGGATTGTCTATGCCCGCCGCATAGATCGTCCGGTACTCGTCAGCCGAAGGGGTCGTCACCGGGGTCGCATCGTCTATCCCTGTGAAAGTTTGGTCGATAGCGAGGATGAACTCACCGACCGAATTGACACGGTAGGTATCGACCGCGTTGTAGCTGGTCATAATCTGGATGTACCGAGTGCCCACGGGTGCCGTGATGCTGCTGACCGTGTTGGACACAGCCCCCGAGAACCCTGCGGTCACAACCTCGTCCAAAGCGAAGGTCTGGCTCGTATACGCCAGCGCCTCTTCTCCGATCACAGGGGCCGTCTCCCCTGCCGTCTGGTCCCATACCGTAGGGACATCCGCATAGAACCTAATCTGCGTCTCTGCCAAGGCCGTGACGCCCGAGGTCCATGACCGCAAACGCACGTCCCAATTGACCCGCAGCAGAACCTCTCCCGCGTCGATCTGTTCTTGGGTTGCCCCCTGTTCGATCATGTCGATGATGGTGCCCGGCGTGGTCAGGTCAACCCCCGGCCCGTTGTCGTCTCGGATGATACTGAGCGACTGAGGGGTCAGGTCCTTTACCGCATCTCCTACCGTTCCGAACTCTGACCCGAGGGGCCAGATGGCTTTGTAGGCCGGGTTCGGCATAGTCGGCAGCCGAGTCACGTTAGCCTTCAGGGACGGCATATAAGGGTTGTTAGACCCCCACTTCCATCCGAGCGTGTTGGAGGTCTTCAGACCGTCCAAGTTGCCCGTGATGATGGCTTTTAGAAGGGTGAAAAAGAGGTTCAACCCGTCACCGTACTGGTCGTCAACCGTTTGCGATGCTTCTTGAGTCCGAAAGCCTCGGAAGAACAAGTGGCTCAGGCCCCGGTAGCCCGGCATCTCCAAGACGGTGCGACCGTCACGGGAGGACAACTCGGAAGAGGAAAACTGATCGTCCGTCCCCATGTAGACTTCGAGCGTGCCGCCCACGCCACCTTCAGCAGTGTCTCCACCGAACAATTCAGGCAGCCAAATTTCGATGTCTTTGCGGCGGTCCACGCGGTCACAGAGAATCGGCTTGTCTTTGATCCAGACCATGTTGAGGTGGTCAATGGGGCCGTGGCAGAGGCCGTAGTCCAAGGACATGAGGAAGTCATAGACCTTTTGCTTCTGGCTCTTACTTCCCATCTCGTTCGATCCTCTTTCTGGCGATACCAACGGCGCGCATTACATTGGCGTCTGGCAGGTTCTCTACTTCAGAGAGAGGGATACCAACTTTGACCAACAAACGGAAGTTGATGTTGTAAGTCTCGCACGCTTTCTTGACGCCGGGGTGGATGCAGAACCCCGCGTCCCGGCAGTCTTGGATTGTCAGTTTGTCGGTCATTTCTTACCACCAGTTCTCACCGTCCGTTCGATCATCTCCTTGTCGAAGAAGCCGATCAGGTTGGGGCTTTCTAGTGTGATGCTGCCGAACACCACAGGGATAGGTTTGCCCGCTTCTGCCGTAGGGTCTTCCTGTTCCTGCATCGCCTCGGGCTTCTGCTGCTTCGGCTTGGGCATGAGCATATAGCCCACAATGCTCAGGCCAACGCCGATCACGAGTTGAAGGAGGAATGGAATAGGCATGGTGCGTCCTTATGTGTGGTTGTTCTTCCCTACTGGATTGACCAGTGGAATCAAATGGTGTCCGCCGTAGTTTACCGCATTGTTGTGGACATCCCGGCAGCCTGCAAGGTTATGGGGGCAACCCAGATACACATCCACAGCCCCACCGTCCGTGAAGTCGTGCAGCGCAGCGTTGGTCGTGACCACAGTGTCCGAGACGATGGTATGTATCGTCCGATACTCTCTGCCGTTGACCGAGTCCCACTCGATCAAGCCACCAATGTAGTTGGCCGTATCGTTGGACCCGTTCCAGCCTGCGGAGAGCGTCACCACGTTGCCTACTGCGGTCGCAGTGGCCGAGGACTCAGCGGCAGCCTTGTCGGCCCCACAGCGCGTGCCATAGAGAGCCAGAGGGCACGGCCACTGGAAGTGCTGACGCAGACCTACGCGCTTCATGCCTGCTTGTGCGTTGTTGCATGTCAGGATCGAAGATGGGCCGTTCCTGCGGCTCTCCAATACGGAGCCTGTCCAGACCACGGGAAACATAGAGCCTGTCTCGAAGCCTACCGGATCGTCGGGGTTGGGGAGGTGCCCCTGCCGGATGATCAACGTGACCACTCGACCGGGAGGAAAGATGCGGAACAGTTCGGCGATCTCGCAGTTCAACGGAACCTTGACCGACATATCCAGACCTTCCCCGCGCCCTTCGGTCTTCACGTTGTCGCGTTCAATGGCGATAGGTTCATAGATGACCCCATCGTACCCGAAAGACTGTTCTGCATTGGTGTAAGACACGATCCGGCCAGCGTTGTCGCCGTACTGGAACAGGTACAGTTCAATGGGCTGCCCCCGGTCCACACTGGTTTCATAGTCGTTGATCGACATATTAGACTTCCGGTTCTGGTGCGTAAATGGTCTTGATGGCCATGGTGATCTCGCAGGCTGCCATTGTCAACCATTGGGCCTCTATGGTGTCTGCGTTGAAGCGGCAATAGGGGAGCCAATAAATCTTGGTCGCCTCTGTCACCGGGTTAATCCAAGCGTCCGTGAAGGTGAGGTCTGAGTCCGTGGTGCCTCCGATAGCCGTCAGCCTATTGGCTTGGTGCGTGCCGTCATCCCAGACCGCGACCATGGCCACGTAGACCGGACTGCCCCCATAGACCGTGCGGAAGTCAGACCCATCCACTCGGAACGTATTGGCCCCAGCGATGGTGGTCTCCGATGGCGTGAACTCCCGTGACCAGATGGGGGACCAGAAGCCGTTGCGACGGCCCCTCATGCGCAGGAAGAAGTCGATGATGGCGTGGGCCTCGGTAGGCCGGAGACCGCTGAAGAGATACTGCGCCATGTAGTGCGGAGCCAGACCGTAAGGCAGGATGAAGTCCCGCCCGATGCCCACATCCAGCTTGTCGCGGTTCTGCATGAAGTTGATCTCCGGCTGACTGCGCCAGTTGGGCTTCCGCATGAACAGTTCGCGCCCCTCGAACGTCTCGCCGGGGGTGGCGTCGAACGTCTCGACCTGCCGACCGGGGATCACCTCGAAGCGGTTGTTGGCTGTCCAGATAGTCTCGGTAGACGCGCTCACCGTGAACGTCTCGGGGAACCTCACGGGGAGGGCCTTGTGGATCACGGTGCCTGCTGGGTACGCGGTAGATATAGCCTCTTCGACCGTGGCTGTCGTGGCCGTAGTGGCCGAGATCGTCAGCAGGTCTTCATGCGTGGCCGTGGTGGCGATGATGATCCCGCCTTCCACCATCCAATCGGGTGTCGCCTCGAACGTGAGCGTGTTGCCGGAGGCCGCAGCGACCGAGGTCTGGGTGCCGAGCCACTCAGCCCGGCAGGCGATCTCTGCGCCGTGCCCAGAGGTCAAGTCAGCCCGGAGCCGTGTGATGTGATCCCGCGTCATGAGAGTCGCCATGGTGGTGGCCTGCCGTGCGGTCTGGCGCATAGCCTCTCGCTGCTCGTGGCCGTCGCGGGACTCGATGATGCTTGTCTTGAAGCTGTACTCGGACACAACCGGATTGTTCCAGTTGGCCCGAGGGGAGAAGATCGGCGCGTTGCGTGTCAGCATTAACCCAGAGCCGCCTTGATCTCAGTCCGTGAGCCTCGGATCGTGTTGACCAGAACCTCTTGTCCCATGGGGGACGAGAGCGCACGGCTGAGCACTTCCTCGGGGTCGAACGTGTTGATGATGGTAGTGCCGCCCTTGGGCTGCGCTGGTGCCGCAGCACCCCCACCGTTGAGCATGTGGCGCGGGTCATCCCGTGTCAGCATCTCTTCGCCTTGCTCCGCAATGATTGGCACCTCGCCGGGGCGCAGGCCGATCATGCCGCCTTGGTGGTAGCGTGCCGCGCCTGCGAACATAGCGGGGCTGACCTGCCGTGTGCTGTTGCCGGAGCCTGCCCTGCTGCTGCCGATCAAGCCGCCCGTGTGCGCCGTACCGATGCCGATCAGGGAACCAAAGCTGGTACCTCCGAAGGCTGCCCGGAGAGCGTTGAAGATCGCCTGCTTGATGATCATCTGAGCGATCTGGATCAGGAAGTCGGAGGCAAACTTGAGGAAGGCGTCACGGGCTGCTTCACCCACGGACTGACCTTCAGCCACAGACTGAGCGAACGTGTCGAACGCGGACGCCAGACCGTTGAGGAACAGGTCTCCCACACGATCCCATTGCAGGTAAGCGTTCTTGGCCTCGGTGCCGAAGTTCTGCGTTTCCAGCTTGGCTGTTTGCAACTTCTGGATCGCCGCGTCAGCCTCGGAGCCACCAACAGCAGACCAGAGTTTCTGGGAGTTCTCGATAGCGGCCAACAGTTCGGCATTGATCTCGCCGATCTTCAGCTTCAGGTTCTCTTCCTGTTCGAGATCGCCTTGGCCCTTGGCGAGTTCAATCTGCTGCACCAGAGCAGCCCGTTGGCTCAAGAGGTTGTTGACCTCTTCCTCTGATTTCTTAGCAGCTTCGCTCGCTGTGACTGAGTTCTCTTTCGCCTTCTCAAGGTCAAACAAAGCTGCCGTCTGCTGCTTAATCTGTTCCAGTTCTGCGGTCGAGATATTCGGGTCCGCTTCCTTAGCCGCCCGGATAGCCTCTTCGATAGCGGCCTGCCGCTCCTTGCCTTGGTTGATCAACTCCTGCTGGGACAAAGCGAAAGTGCCGTCCGCGAGCCGTCCGTCCGTGGCTGCCTGCTCCGTAGCTGCCAGCTTGGCTGCTTCTTCTGCGGCCTTCTTGGTCGCTTCGATCTGTTTCTGGCGAGCGTCGACCACGGACTCTTGCACGCTGAGTTCCGTCTCGGAGATGCCGACCTTGCGCTGCGCCCAAGCGATCACTTCTTCCCGTGTCTTACCTTCGAGGATCGAGCGGTTCGCATTGATCTGGCCTGCGCCTAGGCTCTGGGAAGTCGGGGTTCCGGGGGCTGAGCCGATCAGGCTGGCTGCGCCTCCCGGCCCAAGGAAGTGCGAGAGGTACAGGTTCGCATCGTTGATCGCCACCCCTGCGGAGCGGAGATGCTTTGCGTTCTCTTGCAGGTAAAACTGGACCATCTGACGGCTGATCCCAGCATCCTTACGGAGTTCGAGGATCGCCGCGTTCGACATGCCCGTGGCGGCACCGGGGAAATACTGCTTGAACATCCGCAGCCATGTGGACTCGATGAACTGTCCGAGACCTGTCGCGGATGATTTCGGGTTCTTGGCGTTGGGATCGCCACCAGATTCAACACCGATGATCCGGTCAACGAGGGAGCCACCAACAAAATCGTTGTCCAGAGCGGTCTGCGCCCCGGCTGCGGCCTTCATAGCCTTCTCGACATCGGTCATATTGGTCGCCAGATCAATGGCCGTTGCCAGCATGTTTTCGAGGGCTTTGGATTCTTCGAGGTAATCCAGTTCACGTCCGATACCGGGGATCGAAGACTGAATCTCTTTCAAAGCCGCATCGAACTTAGCAGCCGTTTCGGAGGCTGTCTCCATCCCTGCTGCCGACTCCTTGAGCGTGCCGTTCAGTTCTGCCAAAGCTGCTTCTTGCTCTTCGACCGAGCCTGTCATTGCTTGGATGATAAGGTTCAGCCTACGTACAGCAGCGGCTTTGTTTTCGATGTCCTTGGCAGCCGTGAGAAGCCCTTCCGCGTACCTGCGGTTGGCTTCGTTTCCATCGTTGAACTTCTCTGCGGTGTCGTCAATCGCGTCCGCCAGATCGGACATCTCAAGTTCGCCACGGTTGACGGCCCCTACGATCTTGTCGATCTCTGCAACGAACTCCTTAGAAGCCCCTGAACCCAGCCCCAGCTTTGCGAATATGCTGACGCCGCCCTGACCGTCTTCAATGTCGTTGAATGTCTTTACTGCATCCTTGAAACTGTCTTCCAGTTCGCGCAGGTTGCGACGGACATCCGTGAGTTTAAGGCTCTTGATGATCTTCTCGCCGAACTTCTCGACGTTCCGGCCCGCCGCGTCATAGGTGTTCTTGACCTGATCAACGATACGCTCGTGCTCGATCATGGCTTCCGTGGCGCTGGTGCCCGAGGTGGCCCAGAGCGCGATACCCGCGCCGATGGCTGCGACCAACAGGCCGAGGCCCGTGGTGGACAAGAGGGTCAGCAAGGCCACACGCACTCTGTTCACGGCACCCGCGAGGATTGTCATCTTCCCGGAAGCCCCAGCGGCAGCGTTGCCTGTGAGCGACACGCCCTTCGCAGCGTCTATCGAAGCCCGACCCACGTCGCGCATCCCGTTAGCAATAGCAATGACTATCGGAGTGAATTTCAACCCGGCAAAACCTGCAAGAACCGTGAAGAAGAACTGGAAGTTCTCGATGGCAAAAGAGACTGTCCGCACCACCCCGGCCAGTGCCGAAGATACCCGAGCCGCGAAGTCTTGGAAGTCCGCAGACTTCAAGGTCACGACCAGCGTGTCTACCATGTCGGTGAAGGCGTCGAGGAACCCAGCTTCGCCAAACCGGAGCAGGGCTTCAAACGCTTCGTTGGACAGTTTACCCAAAGACGCGGATGTGGACGACAAGGCGTCAGCCAGACCGGGGCCGAACCGCTTCTGAAGTTCTTCAGCAAACGGCAGCAGAGCGTCAGAGGTGACTTCTCCCTGCTCCATCATCTTGATCAGTTCGGCTGTACCAACACCCAGACCATCGGCCATGAGTCGGATCGCGCCGGGGAGCCTATCGCCCAACTGCTGACGAAGTTCTTCCATCTGGACCGCGCCTTTTGACACAATTTGTGTCAGGGCGGTGAAGACTCCAGCCATCTCTTCGGTGGAGTTTTTGTTGACCCGAGCGGACTCAGCAACGGCTGTGAAAATCTTGCGCGTGGCCTCACCTTCGAGGCGCGTGTTCTGCGTGGCGATGGAGAACTTCGAATACTCTGTCGCCAGCACACCGAACTGGATGCCAAGCCGATCAGCCGAGCGCCGCAGGAAGTCGAGTTCCTGTGCAGCAAGAGCCGTGTCGCCGCCCGTGGCGACCGTCAGACGGGCCTGAGCAGCCTCAAGCTGCTGGTAGGCGTCCACAGTGCCCTTGAGGGTCTGGATGACCGCAAACAGGCCACCATAGGCAGCCACGAGGGACAGAACCTCGCCACGGATACGCTGAAGCAGACCGAGGGACTTGCGGTTGTCGCCATAGAACTGCCGATAGGCGTCGGCCAGACGGCCACCAGATGCAGCCCCCTTGTCGTTGGCCGCTGCTGCCCGGCCTGCCGCGCTCTCGTACCGTGTCATCGCCCCGGCAGCTTTGGTGGACTCGGTGTAGATGCGGCTCAAGGCCGCTTGGTTCTCACGAGCCTCTTGGGCGTTGCGCCCGAGGGCTGCTGTCGTCCGGGTCAGGATCGCTTGGAAGCGGGCCTGAGTCCCATTGATGCTTTCGATGTCTTGGCCCGTGTCACGGTAGGCGCGGCCCATGAGTTCCAGAGCCTCCCGCTGCTGGATATACTCCTGCTTCGCTGAAGCCCCTGCCGTCTTGGTCCGAGCGAACGCTTCGGCCATCTCCCGAGTGGGGACGCCAACCTTGCCGATGGCGGTTGCCAGCGTCGTGGCTTCCTTGCTCAGGTTGATGTACTCACGCTTGGCTTCCAAGGTGCTGCGCTTCTGATCTTGGAGCGCGGATGTCAGCTTGCCGAAAGACTGGCCGGACAGAGACCCGAGGGCCGCGTCGGCCTTGCCTGCTGCCTGTGCCAGTTCGACATAGTTGTCTTCGGCTTTATCAATCGCCTGCTGCTGTGATTGGATCGTCTTGGTGGCACCAGCGACCTTGCTTTGCAGCTTGCCTTGTTCCCGGCCCAGAGCGGCTGACTGCGCTGACACAGCGGTCAGGTTGTCTTTGATCTGGCCGAGCACCTTCTCCTGCCGGGCAACGGTGCCCGCAGCCCTCTCGGACTGTCCTGCGAAGATCGCCATGGCCGAGCCTGCTGCCCGTACCTGACCGCCGATCTCGCCGTATTCCGTGGTCAGCTTGTTCAGCTTGCCTGACTGCCGATCAACTGAAGCAGCCGCCGCGTCAAAGGATGTCTGAAGCGTGCGGCTGGGGGCTGCTGTCGCGGAGATGCGGTCAGCCAGATCGGCATACTTGGCCTTAGCCTTATCGAGGGCTGCGCTCTGGCGTTCGATCAATCCGGGCAGCTTTGCCTGCCGGGCAGCGAACTTGTCCTGAGCAGCGGACGCCTGATTGTACGAGGCTGCCAGTTCTTTCTGGTCTTGCTTGGTCTGCTTGATCGCGGAGCGTTGGTTCTCAAGAGCCTTGGTGGCCCCGGCCTGCTTGGAACCGAACTTCTGGACTGCGGCACCCGTCTCTGCAAGCTGTGCTTCTAGCGCGGCTGCATCCTGCTTGGTGCCGTCGAGGGCCTTCTCCAAGCGGGTCAGTTCGCCTTCGGCTGAGCGGAGTTCTTTTTCCAACTTCCCGGCGATGTCGAGGCCACCGAGGTTCTTCTGAAGATTGGAAATGGCAGCGCCAAGCTGACCTAGGGAGGATTCAGTCTTGTTGGCGCTGCCATCCACGCCCTTGGAGGCGTTGGTGAAGTCATCGAGCGCGGCTGTGATCTGGTCGAGGACCTTCTTTGCCTCGTCCTTCGCGCTGATTACTAGATCGACATTCCTGCGAGCCATTTACTGTTCCTTGCCGAATAGACCCTTCCGGGGTGTGACCTGCACGTTAAGCTGTTTTGTCATCTTTGAAAACTCCCCCCGTGCGGGCTTCGAAAGTAGGGAGTGTACGGCAAGTCGAATAAGCTGGCTCTCGGTTATGATTTTGTTGTTCTGTCTTTCTTCGACAAGAGCCGCCTCGTCTCCGAGACGGCCCAAGGGGTAGGACATTGCTTGGGGGTGGCCAGCCTCTATTAAGAGACTCGCCTGCCTTCGGATTCCCCAGTACCATTCATTGAACTCAACGGCGCTACCTCCGTCAGAACCCCAGATACCGCCGTTATCATTCGTCTCAGGGATTCGATCAACTTTTTTACTTCCGCCTCCGAATAGAAGGTCTCGTGGAAGATCGCTTCGATCAACTCGATCTGGACAGGGGTCGGCAGCTTGGCAGCCAGAGCCACCATCTCGGGATCATACTCGTCTGAGGCCAGAGCGATGGCTGCTGCCACCACCTCGGGCAAGTCAGACACGAAGGTCATGATCGCTTTCTTGGTGTCTCCTTCGAACGTGCCGTCCGTGACCTTGCCGAAGATCAGAGCCATCTCAGGCCCATAGTCTTGTGCGGCAATCATGAGGTCGGAGCCTGAGATACCGCGAACAGTGATGTCCTGTTCGCGGTACTTGATTGTGGTCGAGTGGATTGTAATGTCGCGCAGTCCCATACTCTTTTTTCCTTAGCTGAGTGTCGGTGTGCCGTCGCGGTAGATCGCTTCGCCAACCGTGGGTTTCAGGATTTCGAGAGCCAGCGGAATCTGCTGCCACTCGTCGCCTTTCAAGGCATAGTCCCCATTGGGTGTGATCTTCACGTAAGGCATGAAGAATACCGCATCGGCCCCCTTGGGGTTCTTGGTGACGTACATCATCGCACCCTCAACAGGCTCGGAGCCTGAGATCACACGGTCGCGGCTGGAACCAGCAACAGCGTAGGTGACTTCGATGTTCGCATCGTCAACAGCCACGATGGATGCCTCAAGGAAGGTGATGATACCGTTCAAGAGATCGACCGTGTAGTCCGTATCCTCGACCAGTGCGACCGCACCGTCCGTCTCAACAGAGAAGCCAGAAGCGTCGATGCCGAAGTAGCCAGCCGGATTGGATGACGTGATGCCCAGCTTGTAGCTGTGACCGTTCTTAATGGCCGTCAGCGTCTCGACTGCACTGGCAACGGATGCCTGCGTGACAACGCTGTCAGAACCGAAGAAGAACAGCGCGACGTTCTTCGGGTCGATGTTGTCCGTGGTCAGCGACCCGGTACGGTTGACTTCCAGAGGTACGGAGTCATCTTTTTCACGGATGCCTTCGTCAGAGGAATAGTGATCCAGAGTTTCGGACTCAATGGTCAGCGAGAACTCAGGGGTGTTACCGATGTAGAAGAAGCCATCCGGCGTCTGCGTCCCGGTCTTGAAGCGAGCGAAGTGAACCTGACCACGCCCGAGGGTATAATTGTTAGCCATGATGATGACCTTTCCTGCTTGGTTAGACCGTGTACTGGTCTGTGACATCCTCGACTATATCGAGAACAATTAGTAGCCAAAAATATGCCTTGGCTGAGATTTCATCGGGGGGCCGCACGACCCCTGTTCCGATTGCGACCCGTGTGACTTGGTTCAAGAGGCCGAACGGGCCGTCCTCTTGCTTAGTCGCTAGGACCTTCTTGCTTTCCAAGGCCAGACACTTCTTAACATCTGCCAAGGCGACGTGCGCCGGATCGGTTGGGTTCTGCTTGTCGTCATCGACAAAGCCCTGAACCATTAACTCCCACCCACCGTAGCTGTAACCGGAGCCTTCAGGTGGGGGTATTTGATCGAGAGGGATGGGGCTTTCGAGAACGGAGAGCATAGGGATAGGATCGCCCTCGCCGAATACGGCACGTCCACGAAAAACCCGGTTGTCCTCGGAGCCTTCCGCACCGGAGAAGTCCATGACGTAACCTTCTGCCGGAGTAATCCCCCGCAGGGTCTCACACATGCGCTTCATGATCTCCAACCGGAGCGGGCTTGTAATGGTGGCCATTCTACAACTCCAACAATCTCAGGAACTCTTCAGATAAGTCTCTTTCTATCTCAGGAATGAGGTCGTTGGCAACGCCGTCGCCGCTGATCGCCCTGAAGACCTGATCGACCGAGGGTCCGTAGAGAACATATAGGCCCTTTGCTACTCGCCGGGCGGATGTCTTATTCGCGAGTCTCTCGCCGGGCCGGAGCCTGATCGCTAGACCCATGTTGGCGCGGCCCAGATCGGTGGAGCCTGCTTGGCCGGGCAGCCGGATCATGAAGGCTCTCTTCATAAAGCGGGCTTTGCCGGGGGCGACTTCCACGACCACGCCGGGCTTGCCTTCCCGTGCGTTGCTGGTCACGAACCGAGCGAGGCTGGTGGCCCTACCGCGTGCTGTGATCTTACCCTGAAGGTTGCCCGGAGACGCCATCTGTGAGACCCACAGGCCCTTACCGCCGGGGGCAACATAGGATGCGGGCAGGTTCACTTCGTCTCGGATCAGCTTAGCTGCCCGTGTGCGCTTGTTCCGCGTGATGGTGTTGATGGCTTTCGATGCAGCGCGTTTGATGTTGCCTGCCGCGTCCTTGGTGAAGTCTACCTCGGTGAGGCCGTTCACGAATACCGCAAAACTCTCTGCCATGGCGTCATGCGCCTATCACGGAGCCGTCAGGCAGGGTCTTGCCCAACAAGTCTGCGGTGGACATCTCGGAGACTTCCACAGTGGTCGTCAGACCGTCCCGTGGCTTTACTGTCTCAACGAAGAAACCTTCGTCCGCTTCGAAGATGATCAAGCACCCCCGGCGGATTGAGGTCGATGTCAGTTCTGCGTTCCAGAGAACCACCTCGGTAGGGCGTTCGTGAGTCTCTGCATACGAAAGGTTGGTGCCTGCCAGATCGCCAGCCATCTTGGCTTCGTCATGGCGGCGCGCAGTAATGGGGTCGGGCAGCAGCGTGCCCGAGCGGTCGTAGAACGAGGCAGGCCGTGCCATGAACTCATGGAGTGCCTGCCTCGCTTTGGCTTTGATTTCAGCCAGTGACATGATTACAGCATGTCCTCGCCGTCGCCTTCGCCGTTGCCTTCGCCGTTGCCTTCGCCGTCGCCTTCGCCAGCATCTTTCTTGGCAGGGGCTTTCTTGGCAGGGGCTTTTTTGGCAGGGGCTTTTTTGGCCGAGCCGACTTTGACAGGATCATGTTCTCTGTCAGAGTCTTTGCACAGTTCGATTGCGCCCTTGTCGAGCAGTTCCTTGCAAGTGTCGCTGTCCGGGTCGATCTCAAAGCGGCGTTTGGCCGGAATGATAACGACCTTCGGGGGCGTGGGCGCGATGCCTTTGGCTTTGTCGCCAGCCTTGCCGGGAACGTCTGTGATGTGGACCTCTGTGATCGCACGGTACGTTTTTGAAGCAGCCATTGAATAGTCTCCCTAGATAGCTGTTGTATGGTTGGGTGTCGGGGCAGCCGAAGCCGCCCCGATTGGTTACGCTACGACGCGAGCACGGAACGTCGCGTTCGGGTTCAGAGGAACCATGAGCGGAGCGGACTGTGACATCACGAACGTCGCTGAAGGGTCTTCCTGATTCCACATCTTCGGGAAGATGGCGAGAGGCTGGAAGCCTGCCGACACGTCCTGAATTGCGCCGAAGCAACGGATGCCGCTGACGCTCGGAGAGGTCAGAACGATGTCCTTCGGGTTCATGAAGTCTGTGACAGTGCCGTCAGCCAACTCGTAATAGTCCGAGTAGACATAGACTTCTGTCGTACCATTCAGCTTGCCGACATACTCGACATCCAGACCATCCATGACGCCGAAGTTCAGATCGAGACCACCCTGCTGCGCGGGGCGGTAATCAGTCTTGATCAGGTCGCGGATTTCTGTGTCTGCCCGCATCACTTCCCAAGCATCGACGCCTACCGTCAAACGGTTGGCTACGCCGCCGTGCTTGGCCCGACGCATGGTTTTCTTCCACGTTTCCAGATTGCCCAAGATGGATACGCCAGCAGCGCCCCAAAGTGTGCCGCCAGAAAGCGTAACGGTGTGGCCTGCGGCACGCTGGAAGTCTACGACCTTCTTCGGATAGTTGTCATCCTCAAGGGTCACAGAACCGTTCAGAACGGCTTCAGCGGCCATCCATTCCCAGCGACGTTCGATGGCTTCACGGTGCTGACGAAGAATGTCGGCAACGATTGCCTGATACCGCTGAGCCGGGGACATCGGAGCAGACGAGTTCAGTTCACCAAAGCCTGCGGCCCGGCGGATTACACGGCTTGCGCTCACGGAATCCTTGGGCTTGACGTATGCAGGCTTCACTGAGCCGCGCTCTTCGGCTGCGGAGTAGATCGGCACGCCCTGAGCGGTAGGGACTACGAGAGGCGCAATTTTGCGGTTCTCTTGCAGCTTGGAGAAGTCAATCTCTTCGGTGTCGAACTGGATGGTCTGGCCGAAGCACAAACCCAGCCAGTAGTTGGAAGGGGCTTCCATGTGACGCATCGTGCCCAGCAGGGTTGATGTGTCGTAGATGTTATTTGCAAGTGACATGCTGATTAACCTTTCTTGCCTGTCAAACTGGTGTGATCAATCCCGACTTACGGGTAGATCGCATCCGAGTCGAAATTACCCTTAGAGACGAAGATCGTCGGCGACACTGAGCCTTGGAAGGCAGCAGCTTTTTTCGCGTCGGTATCGTAGGTGGCGTCCCAAGTCAGGGCTTCCATCTCGAAGTGACCCATCACGTAGACAGACACAGAGGCCGTCTCGCCATCGGCGATGGTGATCGGCATGGCTGCGATATAATCCGCCGTGCCTGCATCCGGGGTGGCATTGTAATCAGCCAGTGCCCCAGCGCCGTTAAGCACGTCGAGGAAGCCGATTTCAAGGTCCGCACCGGACGCGGTGAACTGGACAACCTGAGTGGTCAGCGCGGGCGTATCGCCGTACTGCCAGTTCTGCTTGTTGCCCCATGATTCCTTCTCGAAGCCTGCAATGCCGGGTTCGGAGTAAGGTACTTTATTGTCAACAGCCATGTTTTGATCTCCTGCTATTGAGTGGTTGTGCCGTTATCCGGCTTAGTTGGCTTTACCGGGGCGCATGTCGCGGCCCGTCAACATGGCGAAAGACCCAAGAAGGTCGTCGGACGTGGTGCCCTTCGCCTTGGGATCGCCACCCTGTACTTCGGCACCGATCTCAGGGCCATCCATATTAGCAGCGAAAGGGGTCGGGGCAGGAGCAGGGGTTGTGGCTGCGGGAGCGGCCTCTGGTGCTGCGGCTGCGGGTGCAGACTCTTTCGGCATCTTGCCGAGAGCGACAACGGCGGCGTCAGCAGCCATGCCTGTGTCTGCGAGGGCGCGGGCTGCGGTAGGGCGGTCTTTTGCCTCTTCGCTGTCCATGATCGCAGAGGTACGTGTGCGCTCTGCTACTGCGCCTGCTGTTTCGCCTTCGGTACGAGCCGCTGCTGCTGCTGCGTCCATATCGGCCTGTGTGAAGCTACCTTCAGAGGCAGCCGGGGTCTTGGGTGTAGTGGTAGCCATGATTTGCTCCATTTCCGTTGCGGCCATCTGAAGTTCGGCCAGTTCATCGTTCATCGTACCGACACGATCTGCGAAGCCAATCTCCACAGCGTTCGATGCGTCGTAGGTCAGCGCCTCAGTGTCCCGAACCGCCTGCTCTTCCATTCCTCGGTTGCTTGCCACCAGAGCGACAAACTCGCCGTAAGTACGGTCGATCTTCCCCTGAATACGATCTTTGGTCGCTTCAGGCAATGCTTCATAGGGGTTGCCGTCAACCTTGTGCTTTCCGGCGTAGATGAACGTGACCTTGACGCCCATCTTATTCATGCGCTCGGTCATGTCCATGTGCATGGTCACGATCCCGACTGAGCCTACACCGCCAGACCGGGCGAGGGTGATGCTGTCGGCTGCGGTCGCAAGACTGTACGAAGCAGAATATGAGTGGTCGTTCGCCACGGCCCGCATGGGCTTCTGCCCACGCATCCCGGCGATCTTCTCGACCAGTTCGAAGTTTCCCGCGACCTCGCCACCGGGGCTGTCGTGGTCGAACACAATGGCTTCGACCTCGGGGTCTTCCATGCCGCGCTCGACGGCCTTCTCGATGTACTGGTAGCCTGTCGCCATGGAACCGAACTTGACGCTCAGCTTGTTCATGAGGACGCCTTTGACCGGGATTATCAGGGTGCCCGCCTGCACGTTGTACGGACGGAGCCACGCCATGAACTCGTCATCATCATCCCAGAAGTCGTCGGCCAGCATGTTCTCCGAGATTGCCATGGCGTCGGAGAACTTCTCGTGCATCTGCATCTCAATGATGCTGCTGGCAAAGAGGTCTTCGGAACCCGGCTGCAAGAGCATGGGGTTCTGGACCAAACGGGCCATTAGGAGACCGCCTTCATTCCTCGTCTGCATTTGCTTCATCCTTGTCGCCACTGTCGGCTTCCCGTGTCGTACCGGACGCCGCGTTCACGCTGTTGTCCTCGTAGAGTTCGATCCCGCGTTCTTCACGCGATGCCGCCTCTCGCTCAAGCTGAGCATAGACCTTGCGCCAATCTTTGCCAAGTCGGCTCAATTCGTCCTCGTGTGTGGACAGGCCGTACTTGATCCGAAGGACCGCAGCCTGCGTCTCCTTCAGTTCGTCAATCTGACCGCGTGATGCCCCGATCCAATCCGCCTGTGTCAGCGCATCGAACATGAGGTTCTGGTGGCCATTGGTGTAGAGCAGCCCTGCTTCGCTGGCACGGAAGGACTCGATCTGATCTTGGTTGATCGCCTCTTCGAGCCACAGGCGGTAGACGATATTGGCAAACCGATCAGCGACCTCTTTCTTCCGCGTCTGCATGAAGCGGTGGGTCTGCGCCATCGCCGCCCGAGCAGACGAATAGTTCGTCTTGGAATAGTCGCGGCTCAGTTCCTCGTAGGACACGTTGAGCGCAACGGCGATGTACCGCAGCAACGAGGTCTCGAAGTCCTGACCAACGCCACCGGGGGTGCCCGCAGGAGTCAGGTTCAGCTTCGTGCCGGGGAACAGGTGTGGCACCCGCACGCCGTCAATCTGCATGTTCTTGGACGATCCGGTATAGTCCGAGATCGCGGACAGGTAGTCCGTGGCGTAGTCTGTGATCGCGGATGCCGTATCGCCTGCGCCCATCTGAGCGTAGACGACTTCGGGCGGCAGTTCGCTCTCGATGCTGGCTGCGTAGGTCGCGTTCACGACCGCGTTCTGCAACGTGACATCGCGGAACTTCTTGGTGATCGCCAATTCGCGCAAGCTGGTGGAGATGTCAGATACCGCACGGCTCTGGTCCACACGCTTCTCGTTGAGGATGTGGATGACCTGCTGACGACCCCAAGGCTTCTGGAAGCCCACCTCCTTGTAATCGAGGAAGTCGGGCATCACCAAGTTCGGCATGTAGTCGTGGGGGTGGTGCGTGCGGATGAACGCGGAGACCGGACCACCGTAGCTGTCAAACCGGATGCCGCCCTTGACGTTGGGGTTGTGCATCTCTTGGAAGGGGGTGATCAGACGGTCGGGGTCGATCATCTGGATCGCTGTCTTGAACTCCCGCCGCTTGGTGCTGATCCACTCAGCCGTCGCCAGCACTTCGCCGCCGTAAACAAAGACGCCCACAGCCAACCGGATCAAGGAGGTCAGGTCAGACTTGCGCCGAGCGTCTACCCAATTGTGGGGACTCTCTGCCCAGACTTGGAACTTGCTCTCGACCTCTTCTTGGAACTTTTCTGCCTTATCGTCCGCCCAACCAAGGACGCGGACGTTGGGCTTCGCGTTGAGCACGTACATATGGCCGACAATGGCGTCTTTGTGCAGTTGCTCCCCGCCAGCCACATAGGCGTCGTTACGACCGAGATCGCGCGACCGAGCGTCGAGCATCGCCTTCTCGGGGAGGATCGCCGCGTCGGCTGATTGCAGCGGGGGCGACCATGTGTTGATTTGTTTGTCGAACTGAGCCGCGCCGTCATAGGCACCGGAGAACGCCATCTCCTTGGCGTTGCCCCCGACCAGTTCGTCCAGCGTGCGTGCGATTTCCGCTTGTTCAGCGTTCAATACTTGGATGCCCATTAGATCATGTTCACTCTCATTGGGCCGAGCACGGTCGTTACGCCCAGCGTCAGCTTCAGTTCTTGGATATACGCCCGAAGCCTGTTGGCGTTCGCTGCGGTGAACTCGACCCGTTCGCCATTCTGGTCAACGAAGGTCCGAGCCTGACCTCCGATCATGAGGCTGTGCAGCGCAGCCTGCGCTTCCGAAAGCTGCTGGGTGTAGAGAGTTCTTTGTTCGGTCGTCAGGGTCGCCATGTTTCACCTCATGCAAGATTGGACGCTAGGTCCTTGAGTGAACGCCTGTCTTTGCGCTCTGTGCTATAGGGCTTATCTTCTACTTCTGGGTCAAATACCAGATCATTCATATCCCAATCCTCTGCCCACAGGGGAGGGTCTTGCCAGTTAATATGCTCGATGTTGATGGTTGGCGTCAACTGTGCTGCCAGACAGTACGCCAGAAGGTCCCAACTCTCGTTCCGGAAACCCTTGGGATTGAGCCACCCCTTCTGGGGGTCGCGGACCTCGACCGTCAGTTCGATGAAGAAGTTGTCGTCCAACCAATCGGGGAACAGGATGCCGTTGCCCGGCTCGATCCGGTCGAGCATGTTGTTCAAGGAATCCTTCACGAGATTGGTGTTGATGAAGAGCACAGGAACTTCGCCGCGTGCGCCTGCGTGCCTGTCTTTCCTCTGGCTATCTGGGTACGAGATCATGGCCCGAGGTGCGGTCTTGGTCGAAGCACCCTTGAGCAACAGGAACCGCCCAGCTAGGCCCGGACGCCAACTGTAATCGCCTTCTTCGTTCTCGTCAGTGGACTCGTGACCCTCTTCGGAGCGGTCGCCCCACTTCAGCCAGCGGTAGAAGTCGTAAGCGTTGGCCGTGGTGCCTGCTTTACCTCCTGAGTCACAGACCGTGAACCGGACGCCCATGGCTCTGCCGGAGCCGTCGATCAGTGGGTACGTCTTGTCCAAGACCTCTTCGACCAACAGCTTCCAATCCTCGGGGTGGGCACCGGGGTTGACCCAATACCGCTCACCTTCAGGATCATGCCGCTTGGACTTGCGGATGTCGAAACGATCTACGACCGAGATGTCTTTGTTCGCATGGACGCCGTGAACCTGTACGACAAAGCGGTTCTTCTGCACGTCGATGGATGCGATCAAGAACCGCACACCGACCGGAACCTGCCGGATCGCAATCGGCTTTGCCCGCGCCTTCAGGACCTCGGGCACGCGGTCGTTCGTCATGCTCTTGGGCGTATAGGGCTTCCCTTGGTCAGTGTTGACCGTGGTCTTGAGGGATTCCTCGGAACCGTTGCTCTCGTACTCTCGTTCGGCTGTGATATAGTTGAACACCAGCGTCTTCCAATCAGAGAACGCAGCGGCCACACCCTTCAGCCAGAAGGACGCGATTGACGATCTCGTGGGCGTGCCATGGATGACGCCGTGCTGGTCGATGTCGCAGTTGTCAGGCACCCACCGCCCATTGCGGTTCATCTCGTGCTTGCCGGGGCGACCGTTCGCCGGATCGTGGCGGTAGATGCCGCGTCCGGTCTCTGCGTCCCCGCAGTGAGGGCACGCCAGATGCGCGTTTTCCGCAGCCGTCATGGCGTCGTCAATATCTTCATAGACCAGCAGTTCAAAGTCAGGCTCAAACCAGTTGCGGCAATCTACGCACTGCCAGTACCACAGCCTGCGGTCGCCCTGATTGTAAATCCCCAAGATTCCCTTGGTAGGCGGGGCTTCGTGCTTCGTGGTCTTGATCCACTTGGGATTGTCCACCGAGTAGCCCGGAGATGATTCAACAGCACACATGCCGTGGCTACGGAACGTGGTCGCACGCTTACGAGCCAGAGAGAACGCGCTTCCCTCGCCGTCGATGTTCTCCGGCATCCGGTCATAGTCCGTGAGCCAGAGGCGCGGGATCGGCTTACCTGAGAGTTCGTTGATCGCAGGCCACGACATCGAAAGCATCATGCCCGTCCGGTACTGCTTGTCGAAAGTGTTGTCGCTCTGGGTGCCTGCCGCCAGCATAGCGCCGATCTCAGGGCTGTGACGGTGCAAACGATCTATCCGGCGAATAGAGAAGTCGCGGGATGTGGTCTGCGAGGTCTGAACGATCATCATGTCTGCCGGGTCGCATTTGGCCGAGTACCCGACCCAATTGATCACCATGTCCGTCTTGCCCGTCTGCGCGGGGCCAACGAAACACATACCTGTGACCTTCTGTGATTGCAGCGTATCCATCGGCTCGACCAGATAGGGCGTGACCGAGTTCAGCCACGGACCCACATAGGAACCGGGGTTGTTCAGGTGGCGGTAGGCTTCAGCGGACTCGGATACCGACATGCGCTGTGCAGGTCGGACTGCTTCAGCAGCGTCGAGGATCAGGGCCTCAAGCGAGAACTCAAATGAGGTCGGAGAAGTCATCTTCATCTTCGTCATCCTCTGCTAGGGCTGGGTTCAATACTAATGATGTTTCTTCCTTGGCGTCCTTCAGGATGACATCCAGTTCGGCCAACTGGGGGCCTGTCATGTTAGCCTCTGCGTTCTCCTTCAGGGAGTCGAACAGGGTACTTTGCAGCTTATCGGTCATGGTGTTCAGCAGGTCGCGCTGCTCTTCGCTCAGGCCGACTTGCCGTTCGATGGTGTCGCCCCAAAGCTGGATCGTGAACTTCATGGTCTGGAACATCGCGCCGATGGTGGAGCGGATGGTCTCGGTGCGCCAAAGCTGACCCGCGTTCTCTTCCCACTTCTGCCGCTTCAACTGCGCGTCCCAGAAAGCCGTGTTGATGGCCGGAGGCAGGTCTTCTCTCTTGATCTGGGACAGGATGTCTTCGACCTTGATCTTCGGCTCTACCAGATATGCGGCAGCCGTGGCGAGGTCGTACACGTTCTGCATTTGGGTGGTGCCGCGCTTGCGGTACTCTTTGACCGGGCAGTTGACCAGCAGCAGCTTCGTCTTCTGAGGGGCGATCTTGAAGGTCTGCGAGAGGAACGCGACCGTCACCCCCTGCAAGGCACTATCCGCCAGCACGCTCTGCGAGGCCCCTCGGGATGCCAGTTTCGTCAATCTCTCGTCTATGTCTTTCATCTCGCCGCCCTTTTCAATCTTACTCTCACCGCTTCGGTGATCTGGTCCTGTGTCGCGCCGCGCTGCTTGAGAACTTCCAGCACGTCAAAATCTCCGGTCCCTGCGGTTAGGATTCGGTGCAGGAACACCTTGTCTTCTTTCTGCCCAGATCGGTGCAGTCTCTTGATGAACTGGCGGTACAGTTCCAGTGACCAAGTTAGTCCGTACCAGACCGCGATATTGCTCGCTTTCTGAAAGTTCAGACCGTGACCTGCGCTCGCCGGATGGGTGACGAGCATCTTGATCTTGCCAGCGTTCCAATCGCGCATGTCGTTCTTGTTTTCGCCAAAAACCCGGCACCACGGAAACTTCTTCTTGATCGCATCTTTATCGAATTTGAAACTATAGGCAACCAGTATTGGTCTACCCGCAGCTTCTTCGATGATGGACTCGAGCACGCCCATCTTGTGATCGTGGATTTTGAAGGCTGTGTGGTCTTCCCGATACAGGGAGCCGTTGGCGTACTGCAACAGCTTGCCCGTGAGCACGCCGTTGTTGACGGCTTCGATCACTTCAGGCTCACCCCACTTGTCCAGAACTTCGATGGCGGTCTCCCGCTCGAAGTCTTTGTAGCCCTGCATCTCTTTCTTGGTCATGTGGACAACGTGGTCTACCGAGATCATCGGCGGCAGGTCGAGATAGTCCTCTTCGCGCAGAGAGAAGAAGATGTCTTCGATATTCTCCATGATCTCCCGCTCTGCGTGGGGGAACGGGCTTACCTTATCGGTGTACCTGTCGGTAGCGAACCATCGCCTCTTGTACGCAGCCAGAGAGGCCCCCAGACGCTTGCCTTGGTCGAGGGCGAAGATAGGGCCGAACAAGTCGATCAGGCCGTTCGGTGAGGGCGTGCCCGAGAGTTCGATGATCTTCTTGGTCTTGCCGTGGACCCTATGCAGCACGCCGAGTTCGGTCAGGCCGGGGTCTCCTACGGTTCCGTCTTTCCGGGGCTGGGGGTTCGTCCGCGTGACGCCCTTCTTGAGCCTGCTGGCCTCGTCATAGACGATCATGTCGAAGTTCCACCGCTTCATGCCGATGCCCTTCAGGAGCCATCTCAGGTTCTCTCGATTGACGATGGTGATTCGAGCAGGCCGCTTGAGGGCTGCGCGTCTTTCCTCTGGGGTCCCTGTGACAACCCGGTAGGTCAGGTGCCGGGCAAAGTCCCACTTGGCGATCTCTTCGGGCCACGTCTCTTCGGCCACCCGGAGCGGAGCGATGATCAGCACGTTCTTGATCAGCCCCTTGGCTACAAGATGCTGGATTGCCCAGAGCACGGCAGCCGTTTTACCCAGACCCATCTCTGCGCCGATGTAGGTGCCCGGCAGGTCGATCATCTTCTGCGCCATCCACTTCTGGTACGGGCGAAAGTTCGCGTAGCACAAGACCTCTTCAGGAGGTCCGTAGAGCAGTTCGATGGCTTCGATGTCTGTGAGGTGCTTGGGGTTCATTGCATCATCCTGTCTATGTCACCCAACGTGGGTCCTCCGTTGTGGCCCGGCAAGAGCCAAAGGATGCGCAGAGCGTCTTCTATGTTATCACACACATGGACTTCCATGCCTGCCTTCCTCATGCGGTCGTGCTCCCTGATCTGGGAGAGCCGTGGCTTCTCGCCGGGGGCCTTGAACTCGATCCAGACCGTGCCCCGATCTTCTCGGGAGAACACACGATCCGGGGCACCCTTGCGCCCCGGCCACTGCACTTTCCGGCAGAAATAGTCAGCAGCTTCGGCCCGCTTGACCACTGGCATCTCTACCGCAGCTTCGCGCATCTAGTGCTCCTTGTTCAACACCTTGCAGACCTCGGTCGCGTGATGCACCCAGACCAGATGGGCTATTCCGCCCGGTCTCGCTATCGTCCTGTGATAGTAGTATTTATCACCCTTCTTGGCCAAACCGATACCGTACCCATCCCATACATACTTCATGCTCAATCCTTATCCTTTTCCATGCCGGAAAGTATGTGTGCGATCACATCCACCGTCCAGCCGTTTCCGAGCATCCTGATCCTCTGGGAGTCGCTCACACTTTTCGTGTATCGGTCAGGTACGGTCTGAAGCCTCTCGTATTCTATCGGGCTGAGTCTGCGTAAGACCCCATCTTGCATCGCTGCGTTGTGGTACTCTCTTCCCGGTATCCCTTTGTAGTCTCTGGCCACCACGCAGACGGCTTTATCGCAGTTCTGGCTCGGGTCTCTAAACGCTATCTTGCACGCCCCCTCTTCGATCTCTTCCAACCTCGTAACCCTCGGTAGTTGGATGTCGGAGACGTTGTAGTTTGGGGCCACCATGAAAAGAGGCTCCAAGATGTCGTCAAACATTATGCCCCTGTCCTCCGGCTGCGTGACATCTGGAATGTTGGTCCAGTACATCCGGTTCCGGTTCTGCGCACTACAAAGCGCACTGTTGATCGTGATGGGTTCGACCCCAAGAAAGTCAGATATTGCGTCCGACCATTCCTTTTTCATTCGCACGTTTTCCAGCAAGAAATACTTCGGTTTAGCCTCTCGGAGGATGCGGACGAACTCGAAGAAAAGAGAACTTCTAGGGTCCTCAAAATTCAACTGTTTCCCTGCGTAACTGAAGCCTTGGCAAGGACTTCCACCAAGAACCAAGTCCACCTTTTCCGGCAAGTCTGCGCGTGTAACTTGGGTTACATCCCCTACCTGCCGGATGTCAGGATAGTTCGCCTGAGATACCTTAATTGCATGAGGGTCCACCTCGGACGCCACATACTCAGCCACATCGAAACCTGCTCTGTCGAGCGCAATACGACCACACGACATACCGTCGAATAGAGACACAACATTCATGGTCAGTCCTTTTTGAAAACCTTGGTCGTGAACCCTGCCGAACCGAGCGGGAGATCAAGCGCCCAGCGAGGGTGTTCTTCCATGCACTCGATCAAGAGAGTCAGATCACGGTCGGCCTTGCTCTCTTCTGTCAGGCAAACAATCTGGTCGTGAACGTGGAGCCGGATGTCCAACTGATACCGCTTGTGTGCCAGCATCATGCCGTTCGCCAACAGGTCGCGGCTGATCGCTTGGTCCACGTTCTCCGTCAGCTTGCCGGGGTGCGTCTGCTGCCTGACCCACTGCTTCCGATCATTCAGGCCCATATAGGTGATGGTGTCCTTCATGTCGCCCCATGGGGCCTTCTTCTGCTCGATCTTAGGCTCTTTGTAGTGTAGGTGCCGACCCGATGGCAGCTTGATCCTCATGTATGGACCCTTGAGGTCAAAAGTGACCTGATCGAACTTCTGCGGCTTTCCTGTTTTGATGCACTTCATGGCTGCCCGTTCGATGGCGTACCAATAGGATTTCACTTCCTTAAATTCCCGGCGGAACGTGTCCACGCTCAGCTTGGACTCCTCGTGGGTGAAGTGCTTCACGCCCATGCCCCAAGCGTACCCAAGGAGACCTGTCGCTTCGATCTCTCCGGTTGTCAGGTCCTCGTAGGTCTGGCCGGGGCCGAGCATGTACCCACATCCCAGCACGCCGGGCTTCGCAATGGTCCGCTTGGCGCTGTCACCAGCTTTGTACTCTGCGATCAGCTTGTCATACGGCTGGTGGAACAGATAGGTGGCGAAGTCCACATAGGGGTCGCGGCCCTTCTCGAACACGTCGAGGATTTTCTGGCACCGAGCCATCCAGCCAAGCACCCTGTTCTCGATGGCGTTGAGGTCTGCGTCGATGAACATCTGGCCCTCGGGGGCCTGCGCTGCCGGGCGGATACAGGAGGCCAGCACGTCGAAAGTGTTGGGATAGATCATCTCGATTGATTCGCGGTCCAGCTTCTCGATGTTGGCCGCATGAATCTCGATGCCCTTCTCGTACCGCTTCTCGGGGCGTGGGAGGTTCTGCGCCTGAAAGAGCCGACCTGCCCAGCGTGCCGTGCGCTGCGCTCCGGCGAACTGCAAGGTGTACCGGAGCAGTCCGTGCTGGCCGTTGCCAACTGGGTCCGTGGCCTTCTGCAAGGCGTGGAATTTCTTGATCGAAGACCGTGAGAGTTCAAGCCGCATGTCGAGGGCCTGCATGAGTTCTTCGTTGTACTGGTACTCCATCCACTGCATCTCGTCCCAATGGTCTGGCTTCTTATCGAAGTACGACCGAGCCTGCTTGACGTGGCCTTTCTTCAGGTCGTCAAACGGGTATCCTTGGGCTTGGAGCCACGGGAGCAACTGCTTCGGGGACATAGGGTTCCCGAGGTGTGTCACCTCCTGCATTTGCTGGAATCCGATAGCGTAGGACTCGTCGTAAAGCCGAACAGCATTGTGGACCATACCGAGGTTGATCGGCAGGCCCTTCCGGTTGATCATCTGGTCCAGTTCCCACAATTCCCATTCGTGGGCTGGGGGTGCGTAGGGGTCGATCAGCTTCTTGATCTCATACTCTGCACGGGTGTCGCCTCTGTTGTATTCCAGATAGCCTTCCCAATCTTCCATGGCTTCGTACCAGTGAGTTCGGATCATCTGGCCCATGGTGGCTTTCCGGCGCGACTTCGACCGCATCGAGAACTTGCGCATGAGTTTGCGGCCCGTGTCCATCTTCAGCTTTTCCATGGGGATGCCGACCGCAGGGCCAGCTTTCTCCAAGGAGCCGGGGTAGGCGCAAAGCTGCGCCATCGCCATGGTGCATCGCCACTGTGCGACATCCACAGGGATGCCCAGACAGTTCTCGGTGATGTTCATCTCGAAAGGTGCGTTCCATGCCCAAGTCGTAACTTCAGGATCGACAAAAGCCTCTTTGAGGATTTTTGGCATCTCCTGTCCTTCGGCAGGAATCCACTGCTGCATTGGTCCACCGTCTATCATGAACGCTGCCATGAGGACTTCGGTACTCTCGTGGCGGGAATAGACATCGGACCCAACTTTCGTAAGGTCTGTGTCAGAAAAAGTTTCAAAATCAATGTTCATGACGGACTTAGACATACGCTTGCTCCCAAACTGCTGAGTACACCACGCTCCTGTGTACTCCTAATAGGCATCCAAAATTCCATTAGCTTTTCCTTCTGAGCATAAACAGCAAGATCACCATGATCACGAAGTTGGCGAAGGGCCACAGAACAACACAGAGAACGTATGTAATCTTCAGCGCGAGGTTCTTCTTCTTGCCCTTCTCGGTCATGTACAAAAGCTGAACCATGACCATGGCCCCCATGATCCACAGAAATACAATCATTCCATGATCTTCGTTCGGACCCGGTTCTCTGGTGGGCATATTCTCATGCTGGCCTTCCCGTCGCTGAGAATTACACGACCGGAATCCGTGAAGCACGTTACGCCTGTGACTTCCATCCAGTTGCCATAGAAGTCTTCGACCCACATGCCGGGCTGCACGTTCTTGGCCAAGCGCGAGACTACCCGACCGGGCTTCTCTTCGCGGACTTCAGTTTGCTCTTGGATCGCTTTGCGCAGGTCCAAGAACATTTGTTCTATCGTTTTGGGCATGTCTGGTCCCCATGCTGAGTTCTATCTCTTGGGTTTCTTCGGAGGCTTCGGCTTCGGCTTCGGATTCGGCTTCGGCTCTTCGGGCTTTGTCTGTTCGATCAACAGGTCTAGCTTGACGCTGATCTCCCCCAACACGGTGATGATCTTCTCTGTGCTGCGTGACATATAATCCATCGTATTCGGCCTTCCGGATGGTAGAAGGGGGGCCAGTTGCCCGGCCCCCAGAGACTTAGATCAGGCTGTCTTCGCCGTCACCCTCTGTCTCAATGTCGTCTTCGATGTCGCCCTCGTAAGACACGTCATCATCATCCAACAGATCGTCAGGATCGCCACCACGGTTCGCAAACGGCTCACCGTCACGGAGGAACTGGACCGTCGAAAAGGAAGCGTTGATGCGGTTGGGCATCTTGCGCTTCGGGTCTTTCTTCTGTCCGTACAGTTCAACGATCCCGTTGACATAGCACCCAGCATAAGGTGCGCCCTTGCGACCCTCTTCCGCTTCCAACCACTTGTCGTCGGAACCTTTACGGTTCGTGATGACCCGTGGCGGGTACTTCGCGGGGCTTGAGCAGGACAGGATATAGTGCCCGGCATACTCGTCCCGAGGAGTCTGGAAGTGATCGTCGTTGTCGCCGTCTTTGAAGCACGTCATGGACGCGGGAATCTTCGGCCAATCGGCCTCGGACTCGCCCCATGCTTTGCGCTTCGCTTCCCGAGACCCTGCTTTGATCAGCGCCAAGATCGCCTTCAAATTGGGGTTATCTTCCTTCGGGATCATGAGGACACAGTTGAAGGTCTTACGGGTCGTACCGTCATCGTTCTCCTGCTCCTGCGGTTCGAAGATGTGCGGGAACGACAAGCGTGCCCCTTTCACAACAACAGTACGCGGGTCTTTCTTCTTTTTCTCAGTAGCCATGTTTTTCGTTCTTTCAGGTTTATAGGAGTTCATCGAACTCGTCGGGGGTTTCCTCGTACATCTCGTCCAGCAAGTCGTCGTCGCTGGGGATCGCTGCACGCGGGTCGGTTTCGGGAACCAGTATCGGTTTGCTGTCGCCTTGGACAACGTGCCGTTCATACCGGGTCTGGTATGCTGCTTTCCCTACTTCGTCCTCGACCATAGTCGGGGAGCGGAGTTTCTTGGTCCATGCCTCTTCCTTGAGATCATGCTCCAGTAATATCTGTGCCTTGTTGGCATCCTTCCACCGCCTTGCCCCAGAGCGACCCGGAACACGCTTCAGACCGGGCGTAGGTAAGCCTCGGGATGCGTCTTCCATCGCCTCTTCGTGCAGTTGCTTGAGTAAGCTGGTGATCAGCTTCTCGTGCAGCAAAATCTGCGATCTCTGCTCCGGCGTCAAGGCCCTGCGATCCACGAGGTCGGGTTCGGCCCCGATCATGAGATCATCTTCCAGTTCGTCCAGTTGCAGGTCGATCAGATCGGCGGCGTACTCGATCCGAGTCTTGCATGTGTTGAAGAACGCCGCCTTGCAGAACTTGCACTGCTTCTCGCCGGGGGTGCGCGGCTGACCGGGCAACAACGTCTGATCGGCCAGCTTGCGGATGCGCTTCAGTTCCTTCAGGAGCGGCCCCAGCTTCGTGCGCCAGACGCCACCCCCACCGGGGGCACGGGGCTGCTCGATGATGATCACCACTTCGATGTCGTCACGGGCTTCTTCCCACGTCTGATACTTGTCCCCCGTCTCGCCCAACTCGTATGCGTCACGGAACCGATCATGTGCGAACGTGTCCCAGACGCCGCCCGTGTAGAGCGTAGCCTGTTCGTTGTGCTCAGGGCTGACCGGAACACCAGCGCCCCACTTCCAATCGAACGTGGTCAACATCCATTCGATGGGGTTGATCACGAAAGCGTCAGCAGTGCCGCTCTCGTCATCGCCCACCCAATTCGCAAGGTTCACACGCCGTTCTACGTAGAGTTCGGCACCGGGAGTATCAGCCAAGGCCCAGACCATATCGAGGCCAGAGACCATCTTATTCGCCATCTCTGCGGTGAACTCCCGATAGGCTCCATCCTCGCAGAGCATCCGGTCGCCCACGAGGGGCCACGGGTCCAGACCGAGTTCGAGACAGTCCGCAGCGTAGTCGTGGAAGACCGTGCCCTGAATAGCCTCTTCGCCTGCCGTATCTTTCAGCCCCTCTTCCTCTTCAACAGAGCCGAGGCAACGCACCCAACGGTGCGCTGTCGAAGGCGACCTCTTGGAGTGGAAGCCGGGGACTTTGATCGGTTCAGGCAGCATTACAGCAAGTCCTCGTCGTCGATGGCCTCGAACAGATCGTCACCCTCTTCCATCTTCTGCTCTTCGGCGAGATGGTGAAGCAGAGCAACTGCGTGGCTCAAGGTTGTGGCATAGTCGAACTGGTTCGCGGCTATTGCTCCGTCGCGGACCTCGATAACAGCCTGCCGGATTCCCATGATGGCTTCGGAGTCGAAGTCTTGGTCGTCGATTGTAATGGGCATTATCTGTGGCCCTCCGAGGCTGGTTTACCGTCGCTCTCCCACTTGTGGCGGGCGATGGCCATGTCCCGGATCAGGCTGTGCGCCGATGTCGGGTTCGTCGTCATGACTTTGATCGGTTCAGGCAGCATCGAAGACCTGCTCGAAACGCTTATCGCCGTTGCTGCGATTGGCGAAGAAATTGTCAACTGAGCGCACGCACAGGACAGGGTTATCTTCGCGGACGTGGGCCAGACCCCAATGGTCTTCTTCCCCCAGCCAGCAGCACTCTACGATCTTGTAGACGTGGCCGTTTCCTGAGTGTTTCCAACGAGTTCCGATCAGATCGGTCGGGGCCACGCGCATCCGTTCATCGAGCGTCTGGTGGCTGAAATTCGGGTCCTTGGGCATATCTTGTCCTTTGGTCAGGAGGGCTGTTTCGACCCCACGCACGTCCCGTGACCGAACGTGGGGTCAGGATGCTACGAGGCACCCAGAAGACGATTACATGAGGTCGCCGTCTTCTTCTTCTTCCCCGCCGCCGAAGGGGTCTTCACCCGCTTTGTACTGTTCCAAGAGCGCAAGCGCCTCTTCATAGTCACTGGCTTCGAGGTTTGAGATACGATCTACGCTGAAGTGCGTGATGATCGCTTTGGCCGCTGCCTTGGCACTCTCACGTTCGTCCTTGTCCCCTGTCTTCAGGAACTCGCCGAACGCGGAGATGACATCATCGGCTGTCGGGCCTTTCTTGGCCGCAGGCTTTTTCGCCGCCGCCGCCTTGGCTGCTGGTTTCGCTGCTGGTTTCGCCGGGGCTTTAGCTTCGCCCCCTGCGAGGGCTGCGGTGTTCGCTTCGACCGCTGCGGTCAGTGCTGTGATTGCTGCTTCGAGAGACATGATGGTCCTTCCCATGGTTTCTGTCTTTGGAGCCTGATACATAGGATCGGACGCATGGGGTTGTCAACCCCCTGTTGACCATCTATATGGTGATTAAGCAAAATGGAGAATGTAATGCCCACCTATAAGAAACCCTCGGACGCTGCGAGCAAGTTGCACCAGCTTTTACTGACGGCTGTGCCTCCCAATAAGCATGGGAACAAGACCCTGACCGAATTGGCCCGCCTCACTAAACTCTCAAAATGGGCGATTCGCAAATGGATTAACAACGAGAAATTGTCCCCTGAGCGCGCCATGCAGATCGTCAACATATCGAAGATCACGGGATATGATGTGGATGGTAAACCGATTCTTGGCATGGCTCGTGTCAAGCTAATTGATTTCCACGAGTTCGTTTACAAAGACTAAAGCCCCAGCCTAATCTGACCGGGCCGTCTCCTGACCGGGCGTATCCCCTTTGTAACGAATAGGACCTGCAATGACCACGCTTTCTGACCTTTACTCGAATACGATTCTCTTCTCACTCGGGGCTGGCGACAACCTCGGAAAAGCCAAGAACACCTCGGAGACGATCCGTAAATTCGTTGATCGTTTCCGCAAGCCTCATGTGACCCCGGAGAAGTACCGGGAATACAAAGCCATGAATGATCAGCGCCAGCGGACCCTGAAGGGGATCGCCGGATGGATGATGCGCGGCTCGATCAAGAAGGGCGAGAATCGCAACCGCAACTCGATCCAGCCCAGCAAGTTGATGACGCTGGACATCGACTATGCGACCCCCGAGTTCGTTGAGATGCTACTGGCCGGGAAGATACTGCCCGGCGCGGCCTTCATTGCCCACAGCACACGCTCCCACACCCCCGAGAAGCCTCGCCTCCGAATCATCATCTTCCTGAAGGATGCCGTGAGCCGCGACCGCTATCAGGCAGCCAGCCGGATCACCGCGCAGGCAGCCGATCCCGAGATGCAGTGGGTGGACAAGGTATCGTTCCGTCCTGCTCAGATGATGTACATGCCAACCGTCTCCAAAGACATGGAGAAGCACTATGTCTTCTACGAACAGGGTGGCGAACTCTGGGACCATGAAGACGCCATCGAACAGTGGGAATTGCTGAACGACTCGGCCACCGACATCGCAAACCTGCCCCGGACGCCGGGCGAGGACGAGTTGCGCGAAGCAGCCGACTTTGCCGAAGACCCTCTGGACAAAAAGGGTCCGGTCGGAGACTTCTGCCGCGCCTACTCGATCACCGATCTGGTCGAGGGCAAGGATGGCGAGCCGGGTATTCTGGCTCACCTTTACACGGCGACCGAGTGGCACAACGGGGCCATCACACGGATGACGTGGCTCGGGGGCGGCAGTTCCAACGGCGCGGTCGTCTACGATGACAAGTTCGTCTACTCGCACCACGGCACCGACCCGACTGCCGACAAGCTGGTCAACGCCTACGATCTGGTCCGCATCCACCTCTTCGAGAAGTTTGACGAAAAGGCTGACAGTGACACGGCGATGAAAGACCTGCCGTCCACCAAGAAGATGACCGAGTTCCTGAGCGATAATAAGCACTTCAGGATCGCCCAGACCGAGAGCCGCTACAACATCGAAGACATGCTGTCCGATGATGACGTGGATTATGATGCTGGGTCAGAACGTGACATAGACGAAGGCGAGTTGTCCGAGATGGACGACCTGCTGGGGACTCCTGTCGCCAGCATTGCCGCGCCTAGATTGCGCAAGAGCCACCGCAGGAACCTCGCCGAAAAACCGCCGAAGAACTGGATCGCTTCCCAACTGAGCCTAACGGCTGACGGGAAGATCGAGAACAATTCGTGGAACATAGGGATGATCCTCATGAACGATCCCCGTCTCTGGCGGAAGATCGGGCGCAACGAGTTCAACTACCAGATCGCTATGGTCGATGACGTGAAAAGCAAGATGGAACTGCTCGTCCCCTACGAGTGCAAAGACAAAGACAATGGAGACCGCTGGCAGGACCACTTCGACAATCTCTGCCGCACCTTGCTTGAGGCCCCTACGGACAAGGGTGGCTACGGGATGTCTGTGCCGATGGAGAAGGTGCGGCAGCAGATCGACAACGTGGCTCGGAGGAACAGTTTCCATCCGGTTCAGGAGCGCATCCTCGACCACGCAGAGAACGGCGAACCGGGCTTCGACATCGAACGGGTGTTCCTTGATTACTTCGGGGCCAAAGAAGACAACGCTTATACGCGGCAGGCTTCGCGGCTGTTCATGATCGCCTCGGTCGCTCGGGTGTTCGAGCCGGGCTGCAAGTTCGACTTCGCTGTGATCTTCGAAGGCAAGCAGGGTCTCGGTAAATCGACCGCGATCAAGAGGCTCTACGGGCAGGAATACTTCGGCGAACTTGAGACCGATCTGGGGAACAAGAAAGAGACCGCAGAACACATGATGGGCAAGTGGGCCTTGGAACTGCCGGAATTGTCAGCCCTGACCAAAGGTAAAGCTGACGCCAACAGCACCAAGTCCTTCATGTCGCGGCAGCATGACGATGTGCGTCTCTCCTATGAGAAGCATATGGCACAGTTGCCGCGCCAGTGCGTGATCTACGGTACGACCAACAACAAAGAGTATCTGAGCGACCCGACCGGGAACCGTCGCTTCTGGCCCATGCCTGTAAAGGACGAACCCATCGACTCCATCGCCATCATGCGCGCCAAGGCGAGCATCTGGCGTGCAGCCTATGAGGCGTATGTCGAGATGCGGTCCAACACGCACACATCTCTCGACCTGCCCTTGTTCCTGACCGGAGAAGCCGCCGAGATCGGATTGCGGATGCAGGAGGGTGCTCGCAAAGAGGGGACCGCCGAGAATTGGGCGAAACAGGCGGTAGAGTGGGCCGATGAAAAGATGACCCTGCAATCCTTCATATCTGTGTCTAACTTAGGAGACGGCTTAGAACAGCGGTACAAGGGCTACGATGTAGACAACACGCTCGTCTGTCGGGTTGGGGTCGCACAGAAGGAACTGTTCCGCGAAGTCCTCGGGGTGAACAAGAACACCTCTATCTCGCAGCAGGAGCAAAACCTTTACCTCGAATACCTAGAACATATGCAGCGGCTAGGTTGGGTAAAATCTAGGAATTTGATCGGTGGGGTTCAGGCCGTTCGCATGATCCGACCGGACTTGACCAGAAACGAAAAGTACGAAGGCTTCCGGGTGGTCGGATCGGCGGATGCCCCAGAATCCGCGACCCCACAAGTTGACGATGACGAAGGCTACGGAGACAACAACGACCTACTTTAACCAAGGAGACTGCAATGACTATCCAACCATATCTTGACCAGCATGGCGTACCTTACCCCCACGACCTCGTGGACGAGGATTACGAGAAGAACCGCGATCTGATCAAGAATACCCCCTACGGTGTCTGGCTGCTGGAAGACGGCACGGAGATGCTGTTCAATCGGAAGTACAAGGCCATCGCCCAGCGCGACTCAGAGGGTTCTCGTCGTGTCGCCATGGATGGTACGAAACACATCTCTGACATACTCAAGGTCAAGTATCACGAGCGGTACTTTCGCTCTGAAAGGCACTTCAACCCCCTCGTCAATCAGGGGAACATGGACCGTTGCACCATGATCCTCGGTAAGTTCTTTCTCGGGGATGACATCGGAGAGTTCGTGATGGGGCCGAACGTGTACCCGTAACCCCACCCACCGTAAACTACCCACAGCCCTCTCACGGTGATCCCCGTGAGGGGGTTTTTTGTTACCTGTGTGGGTAGACAACCCTCAGTAGCTTACCCACACAGGGGATATTACCCTCACCGTGGGTATTATAGTACCCACCGTCACGGGGATTTGCAGGGCATGTCAGGGGGAATCCGGTATTTGCAGGGGGGTTGCTGGGGGGTTGCAGGGGGCCTGCTACACGTAAGTCATTGATAACAAAAGAGAAATTGGCCTCCTGTCAGGGTTGCATGGGGGTGGGGCGTTTTTCAGAATTATAAGAGAAGAAAAAAGAAGAAGAGAGGATGTGTGCAGAGCATATCAGGGGGATACCCCCATATACGCCCCTTCCCCTACTCTTACCATTATACCCCCTACCCCCCTGCAACTTACTATATATACTTTATATATTGTATATATTATTGTTATATAACAATAGGATGGCATAGAAAAATCAGTTTGCAGGGGGGCCTGCTAACCCCCTGCTACCCCCCTGCAACCCCTGCAAATAAACCCCACAGCAAAAAATATCCCCCACAGCCGTTACCCACGGGGAAAATGCCCCCTCACGGTAAAATGGGTAAGCCATGCTGACCTTTCCCAAAAACGCTGCCAACCCGAGGCTCAGCGCACCCCCTGACGCACCCCCCAGAGCGGGGAAGGACCCGAGCGACCCCTCCACGGGGGAGACGGCCACGCACCCGGCCCCACGGCCC